TTGAAACATAATTGGCCTGAAATAGATTATAAAGTTTGATTATTTTTTAAATAGCATAATAATGCTTATTAGTAAATAGCATAATAATGCTTATTAGTAAATAGCATAATAATGCTTATTAGTAAAGATCATTATAAATTATTTCAAGATTATCAAAATAATTTACAATATGGTAATCTAATTCCACCATTACCAAAAGAGTTAGATAAACAGATGATTTTAAAATTATGTCCTATATTAGATTTTTTAAATAAAAATATTGATCATTTATTAAATTTTAATTTATTTATAAAAGTGTGTATACAAAAAAATAATATTGTATTAAAATGGTTTATTAAAAATATACTCAGAAAATTTGTAATGAATGTTTAAATAATATATCAATATGTCTGATTCATGAATGTCATAACCATGAATGTCAAAATTTGATATGCATTCTTTTAAGAAATAATATACAAGGTATACAATTAATATTAAAATCATATGAGTTATCATTAGATAGTTTAAATGACATATTTATATCCAGTTGTAAAGCAGGCAATTTATATGTTGCCAGATGATTAAAAAACAACTGGCCGGAAATAAATCATCGAGCTGAATCAGATTGGGCTTTTCGGTGTGCTTGTGAGTATGGCCATCTGTATGTTGCTCAATGGCTAAAAGAAAATTGGCCTGATATTGATCATAGAACTACATCGGAACATGCATTCAGATGGGCTTGTGCCAAGGGTTATTTGCAAGTTGCTCAATGGTTGAAGAGTAACTGGCCAGATATAGACCATCATGCTAACTTTGATTGGGCATTTAGATGGGCTTGTGCAAATGGTCATTTGTGTGTTGCTAAATGGTTAAAGAGTAACTGGCCAGAAATAGATCATCATGCTAATAATGATGATGCATTTACATTAGCTTGTGCTAAAGATCATTTACATGTTGCTCAATGGTTAAAAAGCAGTTGGCCAGATATAAATCATCGAGCTGAATCAGATTGGGCTTTTCGGTGTGCTTGTACTAATGGTCATTTACATATCGCGAAATGGTTGAAAAGTCAATATCCAGATATAAATCATCGAGCTAAATCAGATTGGGCTTTTCGGTATGCTTGTGCTAAAGGTCATCTACATATTGCTCAATGGTTAAAAAGTCAATATCCAGATATAGATCATCGGGCTGAATCACATTATGCATTTCGCCAGACATGTATAAATGGTTATTTGTATGTGGCTAAATGGTTGAAAAACACCTGGCCAGATATGGATTATAAAATTTGGATAATTAGTATATTTATATATGTTTGTGCATCTGGTCACTTGTGTATTACCAAATGGCTAAAAAGTGAATGGCCGTATATAAATAATGTATTAGACTCAGATTATGTATTTCAAATAACTTGTGCTAATGGGCATTTACATGTAGCTCAATGGTTAATAAAAGAATGGCCGAATATAGATTTAAAAGTTCATGCCGATTGTGTACTTCGTCAGGCTCATAAAAATGGTCATTTTCATATTATTCAATGGATGAAAAGAATTATTCATATATAAATTTTTTTAGATTAATGTATTGATTTTATTTTTAAGTTCATTAATTTGAGTTTGTAAGTCTTGAATTTGTTTATTTTGCTGCTGAACTGTAGCAACTAAAGGAGCTATTAATTCTGAATAAGCCATTGTATATGAGTCTGATTCAGAATCATATTGAACTAATGATTGATCTGTTATTCCTAAGATATTTAATTGTTCCATGGTTTGCTGTGCCGAAAATCCTGTATGTAATCGTTTATCTTTTTTTACCTCTTTCCAAGTAAAGCTTAATGGATTTAATCGCATAATTAAATCTGGTCCAATACCTAAATTAGTTAAATTCTTTTTTCTTTCATCTGATACTGTATTAAATGACACTGCATATACTCCACTAAATGGAAAGCTAGTATTACCAAGATCTGTTACTGATGAACTAGCTGGTACAATTTGATTTAATGTAAATGTTATAATATCAAAGAATCCAATACCTTGATCAGAAAAGATATGGATTATAGAATCTTTTGTGTCATCTGTAACATAGAATCCTCCTCTTAATGATCCTCCTCCTAATATAAGATTAGGATTAGTTAAAGTACCAGTAGTTTTAATTGATAAACTAGTTGAATCAAACAAATAACTTTCTACACCTCCTATTGCAAAACTTAATTCATTTGCTGCACCATTATATATTCCTGTATCTGTATCAGCTATGAAAGATAATGAAGGTACTGTTGCTGAACCTGCCGCTAATCTAGCTGTTTGCATCTCTGTAGTAGTCGATGATATTGAGGTTGTTCCTATATTTGAATAAAACCATGTTGTCGGGCCATTCAAGTCATTAAATTGAATACCATTTGTTCCACTAGTAGTATTAGTTTGTAAGATTAGACCGCGATTTCCACTTATGTTACTAATATAAAGATAATTTAATGAGTCAAAATACATTGTGGCTGCGGTAAATCCATCAGATCGTTTAAATCCATATTGTGCTCCACCACTAACATATTCGACCACAACTGAACCAGAACTAGTTATACTACATTTTTTTGCACCTCCTGTTGCAAATGCAATCTCATTAACAGCACTATTATACATACCGGTATCGGTATCGGCTTTAAATGACCATGATGGTAAAGAAGCAGAGCCTGGATCAGCACGACATCTGGTCAAGTCAACATCAGTAGATGCAATAGATGTTAAACCACTGTTAGAATAAAACCATTGCCCATTTAATGTATCATTAAATTGAATTCCACCAGCTCCAGTAGTATTATTAGTTTGTAAAACAATACCTTGTCCAACTTCACTATTAGCAATATATAGATAATTCGTAGTAGCAAAATACATTGAACCAGCAGTTAGTCCATCAGAACGTTTAAATCCAAGTTGAGTACTACCAGAATTATATTCTAATACAGTTTGACCTGAAGCATTGACTGTTAATCTTTGGGTTCCACCAGTTACCATGGCAAGCTCATCAGCAGCTGAATGATAAATCCCAGTATTTGTGTCCCCAACAAATGTTAAACTTGGCGCTGATGCTGATCCAGCCGTTAATTGTAAGGCTTGTGTAGCTGTATGATTACCCAAATTATCACTACCAATTGTATTCCAAGTACTATTTTCATAACTCCAGATTCCAACAGATGTAAAAGTAGCATCGGTACTAGAAACATAAATAATTGAACCTTCAGCAGGGGTTGTAATAGCTGAGGCTTCTGTGGCCGTCATCACTGGTGGTATAAATGCACCAACAGTTGAATTAATCTTCAATGCTTCTTTAGCATTACCAATAGTTAATGAAGTACCAGAATTTAAATTGAATACTATATTATCAAATACAGTTGATCCACTATCATCAACATTAGATAATTTATACACCAGTTTACTACCATTGGAACCACACGTCATAGATATGATTCGTTCATTTAAAACACCACCTCGATCTACCATAGTTAATGCTGTACTAACTTGAGCTGGTCCGGCTGTCGAATCGCCAGATATAGAAAGAAATTGTGGCGCAGTATCGGCATTTAAAATATTAAAAACATTAGATGTGCTAGCATATATTAAAGGTAAATTATTAGGTTGAAATCCAGAATAAATGACCTCTGGGGTTGTTGTTCCAACACCAACATCACCTGTTGCTGTATATCGAACTCGTTCTGATCCATTAGTTGTAAAAGCCAGCGTATCTGCTACTGGAGAAAATGTTCCAGTACTTGTACTAGTACTAAAAGCATATGCCGGCGATGTAGCATCACCTGCTGGATTAGCTAATAAAGGATATGTTATAGACCCAGTGTTCGTTAAATCAACTTCCCCAACTCCTTGAACATTCCACCAAAGTGAATTAGAATTTGCCTTTTTATAAAGAAATCCTTCAGTATTAATTGATGGATTAACAGTAGCTGCTTGATCTGAAAGCGATAATGGCTTGATTGCAGTTGATCTTGTAGACCCAATAGTAAATATATCAGATCCACCAGCAACCAATGACAATAACGAGGAAGATTTACGATATAATCCAAGAGAAGTTTCTGACGTAAAATTTAAACTTGGTGATGATGATGTGCCATTTCCAAGAAATATATTATTAAAAGTACTTACTGAATCAGAAGGTAATGGTAGTTCTTCTGACATTTATAATTTATAAATTCAATATATTAATAATAATATAATTATACTAAAGGATTTTAAAATTTAAATAAAGCATCACTTAAAGTATTCCTTTAATATACTGCATATGTCACAGGGTTTATCTAATATTATTATATGAATGTTTACTATATCGGATATTAAAATTCTGATTAATTTAATTAACAAAAAAAAATCCACAGTTAAAATTAACAAATGTGCAATATATACAATTGGTTCAAAAATTAAAAAATGTTTCATATTTAATAAAATATTCATTTTTTTATACATAAGTTAATCAGGAACTATTTCAACATCTTCTAGTTCAATAGATGGATGTTTTATTGAAAAACAAGAAATATGTGCATGATAAAGACGGCCATTTTGTTTATAGCTGCAGGTAGGTGATAATATTCCTATATGTAAATGTTATATACCTATTATATTTCTTATTCCAATATTTGCATGAACCATGAAGAGTGCCATTCTGATAATTGGCTTGATATTTCATTTTATTAGAAAATTTAAAAAATCTTGTATATGTACCATGTAATTGATCATTCTGATAATGACAAATATATAGTACAGATGATTTAGGTAATCTTTGAGTGCTTTGTGATGCGCTTTGATCTGTAAGGCTTTGTGATGCGCTTTGATCTACCACATTTTGAGAAATTGAATATATATTAATATATGATACAACATATCGCCCATATTTCTTTCCATTTTTACAATAGTAACGTGTTCGTTTAATATAACTAATTAATCTTGTTAACTCCATAGATTTTTCTAATTTGATTTGATATCCGCAAAGTTGACCATGGATATAGTACTGTATTTCTGTATCTGGTCCATAGCGTTGGATGCATTTACCATGTTTAACACCATTAATCACTTGGTATCTCTCTAAGAGATACTGTTTAGATTTTCTTATATTGGATGAATCAGTTTTATATGATGAATATACACCTTGAATTATATCATGATCATATTTTTTAATTTTATACATTCCTTGTATATATAATTCGTATTTACCATGAAGTTTATCATTGTAATAGTAATATTTTTAATTAATTGTCCGCGACGATCCCATTCTTTCCATTGTCCATGTCGGCGCCCTTGAAGATCATAATTTTCTTCGCACCATAATTTATCATTGGTATAATATTCATAATATGTACCAATTATATTATTATTAAACATTACATATGTCTCAGGATAATCACCATATTGAATATTATATGTTATAATTTTTATCCATAAGTCATCACATAATACTTTTGGAAATGAATTAGGAAATGCATGTAAAATAATTTTAGCTATTTCTTGTGGCGATTTTAAAAATAGATCGTTCATTATAATTTGGGGAAACTATAATTTAAATATTCTAATATAAATCAATTTTTTAATTATATTTTCATTTTTTGTCAACTCAATTTTGACCTAATTATTTAGTTATACAATATATAAGAAATGCTGCAACAATTACGTGCATACATAAATGCAATACAAAAGCATACAAAAGCATATAAAATACAAAAGCATATAAAATACAAAAATATATGTAATATATAAAATAATATAGATATGTCGTCACCAATCTTATCAAATATTATTAATTTAATCCAAAAATCATTAGGTCGTCAATTAAAAGATTTGGAAATACAGTATGTTAAAACTAATTATGAAAAATTTCAACGAAAAAAATATTCAATAGATTATTTCACTACATTTATACAATTACTTATTGATGATTTAAAAAATCCCAATACAATTTCTAGTGCATTAGAGGAACCTTATACCATTGATATGCATGAAGTTCTTAAACGTGAAATAGGTCAAGAACCCGAAACTATGGCATATAATGTGCCGTTAAAAAAAAACCAAAATTTATCACAAGTTAATATTTCCCGTATATTTAGTACAGATAATCCTTTACAATTATTGCGAGTATTTAATCCAATGGCACTTATTGCAAGGGCCTATATTATTTTGGACAGACAATATCAATTGCGTATAAATGATAATAATAAAGAATTTATATGGAACTTAGCCGTATTGGGACAAGGATATAATCACGTTGATACTGTTGTAACAGTTGCACCAGTAAAAGATATAATTGGATTAAAAATGAGCCCATTTAAATTTCCAAATACGCAATCGGCCATTACATTTTCAAATAGAATTTCTGTGAGTATCAAAGAATTAGATACACAATCATATATTGCGAATGCCTTTAATAAACGATTTCATTTCTTATTTGATGTTAAACAAGGAACATTAAGTACCGATCCTTATGAATTGTCTGATACTGGACAAAGTATTACAGAATTTTGGTTTTATAAACCTGTTCAAGAAATTACCTCTTTAACATTGTCATTTGGCAACCCCTTCTATCCATTAACTCTCGATCCTGATCGTGGTAAGGCAACTATCACTGCCAGTGGAATTCAAGCAGTATTAACATTTGCAAATCCTCATTTTGTAGCTGTGAATGGTAAAATTGTTATAGTTGAATTTACAACCACAGATCCATTAGCTGATACAGTCGAAATTGAATTAATGAATGAAGTAGTTGGTTGGGATGTTGTATCGGCTACTGCAACAACATTAACTATTGATGTTGATTTATCAGGATTAACAGGCACGATTATTTCACCAACATTAGTGTTATTTGAATCTAAACGATTTTTAATTCCACTTGAAATAATGTTTTTGCGTACTGAATAATATCTATTATTTATCCATTTTGATTTTGAAGCTGTTTTATACTGTATAATAATGCATCATAATAAATCTGGCAATCTAAATAAAGTTGAGCATTCGGGCCCTTTTTAAAAGCTCGAAGAATATGTAAAATTTGATTACATGTTTTTGCATTATAATATTTTTTTAATTCTTGAAGAAGTAATTTTTCTTGAGTAAAAGGGTGCTGTACTAAATGATTATATCGGCATACCATTTCTAAGATATTATAATTTATTGAATAATTTTTTTGTTTAATGTATGATTTAGCATGAGAAAATAAATCTAGAAATGTATATGATGTTGCCATTTTATATTTTTGACTTAGATTGGATTTAAAATATTATTTATATACGCATATAATATAAACATTATACGCATATAAAAATGAACTTGAAAATGAAATCCTCTAACAAATTTAAAGTCAATTCAAATTCTTTAAATCAGAATTTATCAAACTCAAAAATTACTAATCGTATTATAAATTTTATTAATATATTATTTCCTGATTTTCAAATTGATCCAAATTATATTCAATCATATGTACAATCAAATAATATCACTGATAATAGTGAACAAATTGCTCAAACGGCATTAACTATTTATGATACATTAACAAATAAACCAGAGTTATCTATAAAAGAAGATTTAACCAAAATTCTAATGGAGCCATATGATGCATTTGAACTAGGCACACAATTACATAAAATTAAGGAAATTAAAAAGAAGCAAAAAAGGCAAATAACATGGTCATCTGGAAAACAATTTATATTATCATCGAAACACTCATCAACTCGGCCATATAATTTAACTAATTTTGTTGGACTAACATCATTATTACAATTTGCTCGGGCTATGAATCCATCTTCAATTTATAAAAAAGCATATGTTACATTAGATTCAAAATATGCACGATTTTTAGAGCGTAATACTAAATTACAATGGGATTACCTTGATGTTTTAACTGAATCTGATACATCAACAAATACAGTATCTAAAATTCGAGACGTTGTTAGAATTCAAATCTTTTCAACAGTAATAACTAAATTTTCGTCACCATTAATGCGTGGAACAACACTTATTGAAGAATTTCGTAGTCAAGCATTTATTGCACCAAATGGGCGACGATTTCATACTATGGGATTATTAAATGATTTAGAGAACCCAATTCCAATTGAAATACGATCAACATTCGGCGCAGATATTGGATTTACGCCTGATGTAACAACATATGATAAATATGAGTTATTATCTGGATTTCGCTTTAATGAAGGTATGTATTATTTTAACCAACCTATTACGACTTTTAATTCATTAACATTATCATTTGGTAATCCTTTTGATTTAATTAATATTCGTAAACATGTTATTCAACGATGTAAATTTGAATCTATTAATTATAATTCTCTGGCTACATGGCCTGATGATGATTATTTTGGTAATTTTGACGTTGATTTACAACAAGAACATTTTTATACTGGCGAAATTTATAGTATTAAAATTTCAGGTTTTACTACATCGGATCCAATAACCGATGCATTATTTATAGAATATGTTAATAATATGGAATTTACATATACAAAAGTATTAGATAGTACACGTATGCGAATTTATCCACGTCGTGTTAGACCTCCGGGCACACATCCAGTTACTGTTGAATATATTGGTTTTGGATTACCAAATGCCCCAACAGGAAATCCATCAGAATTTACTATGACATTTACTGGTTTTCGTATAATTACTAATATTGAATTTTTATATATTGATCCAAATTTTGGAAGTTATTAAATTTATGTGCTAATATCATTAAAACTATCTAAGTATATTATATATCCATATATATAATATGGCACACGATCAGCCTCTAATTTCAAAATCAAATTTATCCGATTCACGTATTTCATCATTATATCTTAAGAACATATTATTTAACTCAGTTCAAAGCTATCTTGGTGGACCTTTAGCCGATTATGAAAAACCTAAAGTTATAACACTATATAATTCAATTGATCCACAATTATTTAAAGGTCATAGTTTAACAGAATGTATGTCAGTTCTTGGCAAAATTATAGCTGAACGAATTCAACGTCAAAGAAAAAAATTAGCACAGCAACATCAATCTGAGTATATATCTCAACAAAAATTAGGGATACTTCAGTCACCAGATATAAAAGATATTTTGAAAGATATGATTGGATCATCATCTGAATCTAATGCAGATCAATATGTATCATCTTTTATTGAATCAGATGATCAATCCACAACAAATCAATCAATATCAGAACAACAAACAATTAAAGATATTGAAATTAATTCATTTTTGGGTATTGATAATTTATCAACATTACAACTTTTATTTAATCCTGAAGCTCTTTATGTACATTATTATGTGGTATTAGATACGGATTATCGGTTAACGGATGAAGAATCTGGTAGTACAATAAGCCAATTTAAATGGAATTATTCCTCTACACAGAATCTAGAAACAGGATTTTGTAATTCAGTTGGACGAATAAGAGATGTAATTGGTATACGAATGTATCAGCCTCGTGTTTATTATTTATCAGAAATGGATACAACTGCCAAACGTGTTAGTGTTTTAATTGAAGAATTTAAACATCAAGCATTTATTGGAGAAAATGGCCGACGATTTCATTTTCTATTTAGACCAAATCTTTCGCCTATATCACAAAGCCCTCCAGAAACTCAAATAGAATTAACTACAGAAGACTATAATGACGGTATTTATTCATTTCGAAAACCAATAACAACATTTGATACATTAACAATATCATTTGGTGATCCATTGACTATCTTAAATTTTCCAACATCCTTTGAACGCATGCAATTTGCTTTTGAATTTGTTTGTTATAAATCTGATAAATAAAATAATAAGTTTTGATTATTCTATATAAAATTTATTTTTTTAAGCTAGTTTAAAAATATATGTCAATTATTAAATATATACTTAGCAAAATGCTCCAAGCTTTAAATAATGTTGTTAAAATATCAATAGCTAAAAAATTAAATAAAAAACTAACACCAACCGAATTAGATTTTATAGATCAATATATTGAAAAAAATAATATAACTTCAGCAAATTTATCGATATGGCTTCCTAAAATTATGTCTGCATTAAAGTATCAACAACAGAAATCTAATCAAATTAAACAACGTAATTGTCTACCATTTGATACTCAATCAGATCAATTTATTGATCGAGAAGGACTTAAAGAATATCAAAAAACTCAGATTGGCACAACTGAAGAGGATAATGTATTAAATCCATTTAAATTTAATACACGTTCTAATCATCAAAATAATACATTGACAACTCAAGATTCAGACGATTTAAAAATATCAGCATTGGAAGTTAAATTATTTTTACAACTAGGAGTAGATGCATTATTTAACTTATCACGAGATTTAAATCCAACATCTAAAGAATATTATAGTTATATATTAATTGACACTTTTAATGTTGATTCTGAACTTTCTACAAATTCTAGATTTGTTTGGCGAATAAATGATGGTCCTCCTATTTACCAAAAAGGGATAATCAATTTGCCTCATAAATTATATCCTATTAAAAGGATGCGGATTGGGCGATTAACTTTTGCAAATATTCATCAAACAGAATTTGTGAAAATTTATCATTCACAAAGTAATAGAATTGCTACAACAATACATAATTTTTCATCACAGTCAATTATTGCCCAAAATGGACTTAAATTTCATTTTCAAAGTAAACATGTCCTAGATTTAACATATCGTGGTAATACATTAACAATTACACCATTCTTTTCAAATCGTGGATGGTTTAATTTTTATAAACCACACCGTAATACTGATATTCTTGATATGAGTTTTACTGATATTTTTACGCCACTTAGCCCAATTATTATACATGATACCCCAGCTAGTATTACAGGAGTACAAACGTTTGGTGTATCTACAGCTTTACCAGATAATTCATTTACCACCAATTATATTCGATTAGATAATGATGCTGAGCGTATGATAGAAAAACAATATCCAGCCTCATCACTTAATGAATTACCAGATCCAGAATATATAGCAAATGGAACCCAACAAGTTATTATTTCGGGATTTACAACGAATGATCCTGTTGCAGATGCAGCGGTAATTGCAGCCTATAATGGAACACATATATTAAACCGTGAAGGTGCTATTGATGATGCGTATTCTCAAAGAACAAATAGTACCTTAACAGGATATTGGACACCACCAGTTGATGTATCTGGGGTAAGTTTAAATGTTGGACAGGAAATTCCAATTACTATAACATGGATTAATTTACCACGATTAACAGGCGTCTTAGAATTAATTAGTGAATTACCTCCTGGAGAAAAAATAAACTAGATATTAAAATAATCTTAATAGTATTATATAAATGTTTACAATATCAGATATAAAAACATTAATACAATTAATGCATTCAAAAAATCCTCAATTAAAATTAACAGATGAACAATATATACAACTTATAAAAAAATTAAAAAATGCCACATCTAAACCAACTCGTCAAAACTTAGAATATTTAGCTACTCAAATTATTAAAAAATTAGCAAACCAAAATAAATCAGGTATACAAAATACCGATTATACAGATAGAATTAATTTACAAATGGCTAATTTGGACATAGATAAAATTCTTAAATTTCAATCTGATGACAAATTAGATCAATCGATGATTGAATCTTTTTATAATACAAGTGATTTACATTATATACAACGAATATTAAATCCTAAAACACAATATAAATATGTACATTTATTATTAGATACAGCTAATTCTGCATCTGTTTTATCTGAAGGAACTCGATTTGCATGGAATTTTACACATAATGCGTTACTTAATTCTGGAACAGTTAATGCTATTGGAGCCACACAAGATCTTATTGCTATGAGAATTTATCCAGTGAAAACCGATATTGTTACTTCACCTGAACGAACATTTACAGAAGGTATTTATCCAATTATTGTATCAGGTTATGATCAATCACCGTTTTATTATAATGACTTTGCTAATTTAAATAATAATTTTACAATTTTAATTGAAGAATTTGCATCACAAGCATTTGTTGGACGAGATGGTCGCAAATTTCATTTTGTTTTATTTCCAGTTTTAATGAATCCATCAAGTAAAGTCAAATATGGACAATGGACGCCAACTGATCCATATTTTGAATTTGTTACATCTGGTAAAGGCAATGGTCAATTCGTGTTTAAAACGCCAATTACAACATTTTCAACTATTACGATTTCAATGGCTAATCCATTTACGGTCTTTCCACTATCTAAAACTGTGCGAACTTTAATTCCACTAGAATTAATATTTTTACAAGAAGCTGATGAAGATATTCAATAAGATAAATATCAAAATATATATGAAAATATTTATACATCCCAATTATAATTCATAATTTCCCAAAGAGTCAAATTTGTATTTATAAAATTTTTTAAATATACTTGATTTTGATATTTATAACAAAACTCTGATAAAAGTTTTCCATATTCAAATCTGCATGTAATATAATGCCGATGTTTATAATTCCATATTTTACATATCCCATGTAATGATCCTTGATAATAATTTACTTGACAATCTATTTTTCCATTAAATTTATTACGACTAAAATATGGGCCATGTGGTTTATCATCATAATAATATGCTATATTTGTAATCAAACTTGTAAATGGTAATTTACGACCATTTTGATGTGTTATATCTGTATATAATATTATACATTTGCCATGTCTTTTACCATCTTGATACATTATATATTTGCGACAAATAGCACTTATAAATGGTAAATACCATTCATCTTGAATTTCTAAATACTGGCCATGTAATATGCCATTTTTATAATGACTAATAATAGTACGATCTTGTTGATACAAACGATATTCGCCATGAATTTTACCATACTGATATTCTGTCATAATACATTCAGAGTTATTATGTAGTCGGTAATATTGGCCATGCAACTGACCATTATTATAATGAATGTGTGTAGTTTGTAACTGATTTTTGTCCCATGTTTTATAACAACCATGGCGTTGCCCCTTAATATTATATGTACAATCAATCATTGGTTTACCATCAGTATAAAATACTTGATATCGACCAACCAAATTATTATTAATTTTAGTATATTTTGTAAAAGGTTTATCTACCTTAATAAATAAACATAAAACTATATTTATAGCTGTTTCATAAGAAATCCATTTAGGGAATAAATTAGGAAATGTTTGTACGTATTCTTTAATTAATTCATATATTTGATGTATATCTTTTATTGGTTTGGCGGCATAACAAGTATTATCATTTATTTTATTGATGAATGTAAATGGTTGTAAAGAATGTTTTATTGAGTTATCAATATTACTTATAGTTGTCATTAGATGATAACTTAAAAATCAATAATATTAAAAAATAAATATAATTCATTTTTTTAATCATTCATAGTATGATTTCTCTTCAGGATTTCCATCGTCTTCTGAATCATTATCTACAATAATTATATTTATAAGATCATATTCTGGATTTGGTTCAACTTGTCTTCGTTTAACGCGTTTGTATTGGATACGACCATCGGGCATAAACATCGTACATATTGGATTTAACATACCATATTCATATTTATATGTAATATATTGATTATATTTATCATTCCATATTTTACATGGACCATGAATACTACCATGATGATAATATGTTTGAATCTTTATTTTGTTTGAAAATAGAAAATATTGAGTATATGGCCCATGTAATTTACCATCTTGATAATATCCAACGTATAATATATAATTGGTCCTTGGTCCAATTGGTAATCTCGCTAGCTCATAATCATCATTTATTCTATTAGGTTGTACATTAGTATAGATAACCATAAACTTACCATGCCGTTTTCCGTTAGAGTATTGAGTTTTGGTTTTTTTGATATATCTATATTCAGATTGTATAATTTTTGTCAATTGAATACTGCATCCATGTAGCTCTCCATCTTTATAGTATTGGATATTAATATCATCTTTAGTTGAATAATAGATTTGACGGCCCTGTTTTATACCATTAATCATATTAAATCTTGTTACAATATTCGATTGAATCTGACCATTTAGATGTGTTCGACGATACATTGTATATGTGCCATGAATTTTACCATATTGATATCGAGTTTTTATTAATCTACCATAAATATTTATTTCAAAATAAGGTCCATGTAATTGGCCATTTACATATGTTCCATTTTCAATTAATTGACCAGTATGATTCCATCGTTTGTATGGACCATGTAATCTATGATATATATTATAAAATCTCTCAAGAAGTAATCTATTATATTCATATTTTTGAAATCGACCCACGATCTTATTATTAATTGTAATATATTTAGTATCTATTGTATCTACTTTTTTTACATTAAACATTAAAATTTCAATCTGAAGATCTTTACATATACAAGATGGGAATAAATTTGGAAATGTATTCACATACTCATATACAATATCTAGCATGTCTTGATCATACCGCTGACTAAGACTATACGTCATGGTATTTCAATGGATCAAAAATCATTTTACTAAAATTTATTCATTTTTTTATTTTAATTTTGAATTATTTATAAATATAAAACGCATAATAGTTAAATATTATAATATGTTAAGACGATTGCAGGCATTACTGTCCCAATTTGCTCCAAATAATGCTTCTTTCCAACAATCACCTTCTATTAATCGATTATCGTCCGAACAATCATTAGAACAATCATTAGAACAACAAGATGATCAGTCTGAGCATCAACAAAAAAATATAAGAAATATTCACTTTGATAAAGACGATATTGTTATGTCTACAGAACAACAATTGATTATTGATAATTTAAAACGAGGCCATGTAATTGTTGATGCAGTAGCAGGAAGTGGTAAAACAACAACAGCCCGATTTATTGGTAAACATTTTCCTGATAAATCAATTTTATTATTAACTTATAGTAGTCGATTAAAAGAGGATGCTCGAAGTAAACTCATAAATACAAATATTGAACCACATAGTTATCATTCATTTTTTCATAAATATTATAAAAGATGCTCTATAGATGAAGCATTATTAAATATTATAAATAAGCAAGAGATGCCACGCCCATATGACTATGATATATTGATTTTAGATGAATTACAAGATATGCAAGAATTATATTATTCAGCAGTTATTTATTTATTAAATCATATGCCTAAATCTGTTCGATTGTGTTTACTTGGTGATAAATATCAAATGATTTTTGGATATAATGGTGCCGATTATCGATTTTTGGTATTAGCTGATAAAATATTTCATCATCCTAAAATCCAACCATTAAAATTTTATAAATCAACATTAAGCACAAGTTTTAGATTAACTCATCCAATGGCTCAATTTATTAATCATTCTTTATTAAAAAAAACAACGCATTAAGACTGTTAAGAATTGGGACAAAATACGATATATAATTCAAGATACATTTCATGCACCTATCATATTTAATGAAATTTTATATTATTTAAAAGAATGTAAGTATCAGCCAGATGATATATTCATTTTGGCCCCAAGTGTTAAACCTAAAGCTCATAAAAAGAAATCACCAATTATTAAGTTGTGTAATTTTATAACATATTATAATAATACATGTACTAAAAATCCACAAGCTAATAAATTATATGTACTATTTGAAAATAAAAGTTATAAGTGTGATAATATTAAAAAATGTATCCCAATCATTAGTTTACATCATAAAAATTCTATAAAAGATAGTGTTTTAAAAAATAAATTAGTAATATCTTCTATTCATAAAGTTAAAGGATTAGAAAGAAAAGTAGTAATATTTATGGGATTTGATCATTCATATAATGAATATTATAATAAAAATTATGATTTTACTAAATGTGCAAATGAATTATATGTGGCGGTCACAAGAGCCACAGAAAAAATGACTTTAATTCATTCACCCAAGCAAAACCCATTACAATGTCTTCTACCAGATGATATTGATAAATATTGTTTATATGTTAATAAGAAGAATTCTCAACAATTAAAAAAACATATTATATTAGAAGAAGAATTAAAAAAAATGCTTGAGCGAAAATATCCTCCTCGTGAACCCAAAGAATTAGTAAGATCAGTTACAGAACTTATTAATCAGTTATTGCCAGAAGATATACATAAAGCATGTCAATATTTTAAAACAACTATTATAACACCGGCAAAATCTCCACCTATTCAATTAATATCAACAGTTAAACAAGAATATAATAATATTCAAATCGAAGAATCTGTGGCTGGTATTAACGGACATATGATTCCTTTATTTTATGAATATTTACTCCATAATACTGTTCAGTGTTTTAAAGATCTTAAAATAAAAGTACCTAAACAAAATCCAGAAATAATATATCAACAAAAGTTTATTAATACTTTTCTTCGATATGTAGTTAAATATATTGCTTATCGAGATCAATTAATGTATATTGATGATCAAATTAAGTATACGAATTGGATATCCGCAGATATTTTAAAGAAATGTATTCAAAGATTATCATTACATATTTCTGAAAAAGCCAAATTTGAAGAAAATGCTCAAATTAACATAGTTATAAATGATAATCCATTTATTAGTAAACTAATTTTAGGTGGGAGTATCGATTGTTTAGATCAAAATAATATATGGGAATTTAAATGTGTTCATTCATTACAAAATGAACATTTATTACAACTAGCCATATATATGTATATGTGTTACAAATCAGAATATAAATATTATGTATATAATATTCTAACTGATGAAAAAATTCAAATTACTGCTCAATTTGATGATTTACAAGCCATGATGCAATATATAATTGATAATTTAGAAAATTATGCTAAAATATCAACGGATGATCAATTCATTAATAAAATGAAAAATATTGTTATCCATAATAGTTCTATTAAGTCAGATGATTTATCTCATAATAATATAAACTATAATAACTCAAATTCTAAAGAAACCACACCGCCAATTACATGTATGTCAGATTATTTTAAATAATCTGCCTGGGATTTATTAAATTTGAAAATATTATTATGTTTATACTTGAAAAAATGAATTTTGAACAAACTCGAATTGATGAAATTAAACAGATTATTGTAATGTATACCAAAAAAGGAGATATTTATATATATCAATATGAAAATTATAATGATAAATACATTATAATGTATGAAACACATAATGATTTACAATTAATGGCATTACATAAAATGAAAAATGGAAAAAATCATGGTAAATTATATGATTATAGTAAAAATACATATATTTTTAACATACGAAATTATCTAGAAGGAGATCTGCATGGTCCAAATAAGGTATATCAAAATAATAGGATACAATCATATTGTCATTATGTGCATGGAAAACTTGAAAATTATATAACAAGTTAATATTTTATATTTTATAATATAATGGGAGATTCATCTTGGACAAATAAAGAACCGAAAGCTCGATTTTGGAACTATCCAAATTATAGTCAAGCAATGATGGAACTAGCACCAGGTAATTATCCTGATTTTAATTGGTTACCTATTAAACGAAATGATGTTGATAGTATGTGGATTCCACCCAATATGCAGGCATATGTATATTCATATCCTCATTTTGCTATTCGTGACAGATACGGATTATATGATTCTGGAGATTACCGAGATCTAGATAATCCATTTATACACATTGGCCGTAATGATATTGATTCTATGAAACTTATGCGCAAATATGATTGGAATACATTTTTATATAAATGTTGTACAGGTGCTAATGATGTTAATTCTCAAATGTGTAAAAACTATTGGGGCAAGAGCAATTCGGGTTCATGTGATGCATTTATGGAAAATTGGTGTAAAAATCATCCAAAAGATGATAAATGTAGCTGCTATGGGCAAAAACCAAACCCTAATGATCCACCTGAAATAAAATATCTTAAAGCTAATCCAGCCTGTTATTCTTATAAATGTAATACAGTAGGATATAAACCTATAGGTGTAAGACAGATTAAATGTCCAGATATAACTATTTGTCGACAAACATTAGGCGCCGATGGAGATTCTAATATTATGTCAAATAATGTGATTATACAAGATTGTTCGGCTGATTTTGATCATCCGGATTCACAACCTAAACCAACAGATTCTACGTCTGATAAATCATCAACAAAACAAGATAATATATGGGATTTTTTTCTGAATATTCCAAAAAAATATTTAGTTCTATTTTTAGTCTTAATTATTATAATTGTCATCAGTAGTGATAAAGATGATACCTTAATTAATGAAAACCCCTTTAAAAAATCACCAACAGACTAAAAGAATTTTACCATGGATAAACTGCATTACTACGTGGCCCGCCATAATAAGTATCACCAGATCATGTGCAGTCAGATGCAGACCCAAATGCATTATATTCTGTATCATTACCAGTCCAACATTCGGCTTGGCCATATGTTTGGCCAGGACCATTTTGTAAACCATATTTTTTATATCCGGCAGAAGCTACTCTTTCGGCACAATCCTTAGGGCGCATTATACCGAGATATTTAGGAAATACTCGATTATAAGAAGAATCTTGATAACAACCAACATATCGAGGTTTAGTATAATCATATAAATATGATTCTAATTCAACCTGACTAGGATATGGATTATTAAATTGCATCATAAATGGATGAAGAGTTAATGGACGGTTTTCCGATAATTTTTTCATATCAATTGAGTCTGGAGGGTGATAGTCTGAATAATCAATTAAAGGTAATGCGGAACTAGCAGTTTTTACTGCTGATGATGGTATATCTTGACTATAATCCATAAAACATGTTTTTTGAGGAATATTATGATAATTTACTGTTGGATCAAACCATTGATGTTTACTATTATATGAATATTTATACATATATAATATAAGCAATACTATAATTATGATGGTTAAATAATCACACATTAAACTATATTATAGAATCAAAAAAAATAAATATATATACAATAAATCCAAAGAATTTTTGATTATACCTTATAAATTGCATTGGCCCATGTTCCACCAAGTTTTTTGCTACCACAATTATTAGCTGGTCCATATCGTGCATATCCCGCATCATTACCGGTCCAACATTCAGCACGATCGCCACCAATGCCATTATTATATTGCATACCAAATATCTTATTATTTGATTGGCGAACACGTTTGACACATTCGGGTAATGTCAAATGTCCAAGAAGTTTAGGTAAAGCCCGGGTTGGCGTATCTTTATAACAGCCTAAATATTTAGGTTGTTGATTTGCCAGAATTTGATCATTAGGAACGACAGGTTTTATTACGACGGCAGCTGGTTTATTTGTTGACTGACCAGCTGTTGAATTATTAGCCTTTGATTGACTAGATTGTTTATATTTTTGCCATAAAATGATAAGTATAACCACGATGGCAATTAAAGCAACAAGTTGTCCAGTTGTCATTGAATTATTTTATATTATACATATGAAAAAAATTATACTGATTTAAAAATATTATGATACTTAATTAAAATAAGCATTAGAAATCTTTTTAGTTAAATCTATTGCAGATGGTTGATATCCACATTGAATACCAGTTGGACATCCAATTGTACTTTGATACATTACTGGACATCTTGATGTATGTTTACATGGTTGATGATCATAAGATAATGCATGACCAAATTCATGATTAATAACATATTCGCGATATTGCCGAAGTGTTAATCCACTTTCTGGCACACCATTTAACCAATTTTTTGAATTAATATAAATAACTGGTGGTTTAGTTTTGCTTTGAACAGTAAAAGAAAATTGTATTTCTTTACCATTTGGATAATATTTTTTATGGGTATATAAATGTTTTAATTCATCGGGTGATTTTAAGAAAATTTTAATATCAGCAAGATGCCGTTTATCGGTTTCATAAAAATTATGATATTTATGCCATTTACTCATTTGTAAAATCTCTCTTACTTGTTGTTGGAATGATCTATCAATTGGACTATTTTCAATCCAATATCGAATTGGTGGTTGATGCCAACTAATGATTATAATCATTAATACAAATAGAATTACAATTAATAACTTGTACATGATGGTATAATATACCAATAAAAAAAAAGAAAAGAATATGCAATGCTTCTTTTCTTTTAACTTTTCGGTCTTGGCAAAATGATGCCATTCTATAACCCTTGTGCTACTTTATCACCACTTGATAACCTCTTGCCTATTTTAGAAACAACACTATTTTCGTTACACATAAAAGTGCCATGATAGAACTTCACACATGTCTCACAACCGGTCTAAATGTTGACTATGCAGAGTACGCAAATCCATCAAGCCGTAGCTAATGAACCTAAGCACTCGACATAGGGCCAATTGTTCAACATGGTTACCATTCTATATGGGGGTTACACTATATGGCAACATCAAGTAGCCAAGAATTATAGTAGTTTTTTAACGTCTCCGTGTTAGAGGACCGAACTCTAATACAGAGACCTAAAGTTAGCCAAAGTTAAACTGGAGTTCCATATTAAAAGACAATGTCTAAAAAAAATTCAATTTTTTGGAAGCATATTTTAAAGAGCAGGGTATTATATATTTGGGGGTATTATAGGATATTATTTACATTCAAGGCATTTATATGTATAACATACTTTTATACTTTTCTTGGATAATTAATGGTCTAAGGGGAAGATATACTATTAAAATTATTATTTATCCCCTTATGTTACTATATGGTATAGGGCCAAAAATTATCCAAGAATTAATAAATATATATTATATGTTTAACATAAAAAAATGAATAAATAATATCTGTTGATTAGATCTTATGTCCAAAATTTCTAATCCATCAAATGTCAAAAAGATGGAAGAAAAAATCAGTCAAAATCCAAATACAAAACAATCTAAATCAACGAAATTGCCTAAAGCACGCTGTAATCCATGTATTAATCCTGTTACATTAGATGTAGAAATGGCTCATACTGAGCATAAAAATAATTGGTTATTAATTAAGAAAACACGACGATTTTCTTATCGTATTGCTATTGATTCACTTTTTCAATATGTTGAGATATGTCTTCGATCTGGAAATTATAAATTTTGTCAAAATAAATATATGTATGAAACTGATTGGGGTATTCAGAAATTACAACAATTGACTCATAATTATTTAATTCATGCTGATCCATCTATGTGTTTGATTAAAATGGATGTGGTTTATGGACCACAGCTTGATAAAATATTTCGATTAATGGAGATTGATTTATGTGGATTATTTAAATTATATACTCGTGTGACAAATAAAACCATCAAAGAGGCAGATTATACTGTTTATTATCTGTATAATAGAGCCTATAAACTATATAAGAAAACACATTTACCATGTATTAAAAAAACGTGCTATGAAATTTTTGATAGACAATATGTATATCCTAATATACCTATTGTTTGCTTATCATGTCATATTAAACAATGTGTACTTTGTCAAGTTGAATGGGAATATCATGATAATAAATTATGTTCAGAAATTATATTTGAAAATGAGAAAAAAGAAATTAAAGATTTAGTTATCTTAAAAAGTTTAATTGATGGCCGAATCCAGAATTGCCCTAATTGTAATCAACTCATTGAAAAATGGGAAGGATGTAATTGTATTCGATGTGAGCAATGCCAAGTTAAATGGTGTTGGGCATGCGGATTAAATCAATTAAATATGCTATATCATGATGTTTATGACCATTATTGTAGCAATCCTAGATTGCATAAAGGTATTGATGGACACCAATCACAATGTCCAAGTGGTAGTATCTTTGGTAATCTTAAAAAAGTTAAAAAAATGGTTCAATTAAGAAATTGGAAACGTTATGAAGAAAATATCAGAAAATACCTTCCAGGAGAAGCTCATCAAATTTTTGATTGTCTCTTTGATCAATATACAACAGAATTATCCACAAATGTAAATAATTCATCAAACTAATCGATTTATAATTTTTCTAAAATTGAATTTATCTTTTTTAGGTTTATAAAGGTATGAATTATAAAAATCAATTACAGGAGTATGCTCAAAAAAATAAATTAGCCTTTCCAATTTATAATAGTTTTAATAATAGTGATATATCGCATATACCAAAATGGAGCACACAACTTATATTTAATGGTAAGACATATCAAAATAATCAAGCATTTTTATCAAAAAAAAATGCTGAACAAGATATTGCAAAATATGTATGTCAAAAAATATTTGGTCCATCTACAGATCAAAATATATATAGCATGGATAATTCTATTGGAAAACAACCAGCTAATATAGAGCCACAGTCTGTTATATCTCAGGATATTAATTTATCTAAAACTATTGCAACAAATTCATCAAATGATTCCAATTTGCCGAATACTATATCTCCAAAAATACATCAACTATTACTTCAATATATTAAAGAAAGATATATATTTATTGTTGATTTGGAGAACATGCCATTGACTTTTTCCGGTATTGATCCAACAAAATATAATTTTCACTTTTATTTATCAAGTTATTCAACAGTTGATCCAAATAAATATAATAATCTGGGAACTGTACATATAATTCAAAATGGGCAATCGGAAGCAACAGATCATTTGATGACATATCATGTGGCAAAGATGAGTTGTAATATGCCAAAATCAACAATTTTTATTATTATTTCGAGAGATAAGTCATCTAGTGTTTTAGCCGATCTATTAAAAAAAGATGGTTTTCAGTTGAACATTTTCAAAAGTCGCCAGATTTATTTACATATATCAAAAATGAATGTCAATATTGAATATTAAATAGTTGAAAATAAAAAACTTAGTTATTTTAACTTAGCTATTTTAACTTAGTTATTTTAACTTAGTTATTTTAACTTAACTATTTTAACTTAACTAGATGAAGGGAAAAATACTAAACTTAATTCTATTAATTCAAAAAATGATAACCATTATCTTATTTTATATTTTAATTCATACTTGTATACATCCATTTTTACCAATAATTTTCTATTATACATTTTTAGTATTTATAGGTATTATCATTAGCATGATCATATATTTTATATGTATTATTCTAACGGGAATTATTCTTTTGATTAGACAACCAATTAGACATATAATATCTGTAATGGATATTATGGCGATGTTATTATATATAGTAATATAACATGGTATCTTTCAATGGATTTGAAGACCACAAAAAGAAATAAGGATAGTCAAGTATAATTATATAAAAAATTGAATATTTCATAGTTATTTGTAGTATAAGTCAACTTTCTTTTGCAAGTCAATTTTCTTTGCAGGTTAATTTTCTTTTGCAAGTCAATTTTCTTTTGCAAGTCAATTTTCTTTGCAGGTTAATTTTCTTTTGCAATAATCATGGCTGATGAAAAAACATTCCAATGCGGGGTATGTCTTCGATCAATAGATCCCAATATTGTTACAACACTTCCTCGCATTGATTGTTTTCATCTATGTTGCATTACCTGCCAAGAACACTATATAGATCAACCTCTTGTTTGTCGGAAATGTCAAACTAGTCCGACAAATATCAAAATCACTGAAGAAAGTGAAGGACCGAGTTGGATATTACAATCGGTTTCTCTTTCCTTGGATCCCGATTCTACTGAGTCGGCTCCAAACATTTATCAAACCCCCCCGCAACCGATTACTCGTCATACTCCGAATGCTCCCGTTCGACCTAGGCGAACAAATCGGTATCCATGTTCCCGACAATTGTTCCCAGATCTGCATCAAGAATCAAATGAGTGAGCTAGTTAGTCACTTCGTTCGGAGAACTTGAATGAATGAGTCGTTTATTTTTTTTTTTGAATTTTGAAAATATAATATGTAAAGATATTCAATGGATAAAAATATATTAGTAACTGATATAAAAAATTTCTGGGATAAAATTAAAATACAATGGGATCAACTTTATTCTTTATTTAAGATCGATCCTATAAATGTGTTATACAATATTAATAATATGTTATCAGAATCACTTCAATCATTAATTGAAATAGATGCAACAATGAATGAAATTAATCGACAAAAATTAGATATATATAATAAATATATTGAATTATATATATCGCCTAAAATAAATCAGAATAATATTCCGATTATGCAATTGATATATCAATTTAAACCTGACTTGCCATATTTAACGGTTGCTTGTTATAAACCATATCATCCATCAGATGATATTATAGATAAATTAGATTTTAATGATTTTCAAGTTTCATATAAAGATTTTGGTTTCCAATCATCTTATGGATATCGTGATGGAAAACCTGTATTAAATTTAATAATTGTTATTAAAAAATCTATAGCTGATTATATCATAAAAAAACATCAGATTAGTTTTAAAAGAAACAAAACTCATGAAAATGGACAGATTTTATCAATATCTGGTTCTAATACACCTGTTCGTGAAGCCTGGTTACCAACTGAAAATAATACTATTATAATATATCTATTAAATATAATTGGAGAATATCATTTATTAAATCATATAGGTTATATTGAATTATTACCAGAAGATGACCCACTAATTCAAAAGGATTCAAAGTTTTTAGAATTAGTTGATATTAAAAAGCAACTTCAAGTTATTCTACCCCATTGGCAACATAAATATTGTCAATATTGTCAACATTGTGATTTGCAGGTTAAATTATATAAATGTGCCAGATGTCAGATTAGATATTGTAGTCGAATATGCCAACAAGCACATTGGAAAATTCATAAACAATTATGTAAAAATAATTTTAAATAAAATTTATACTTAAATTAATAATTATTTATTTATTTATTTTTTATAATAAATATAATATATAGGCATGAAAACACGTCGTAAGTCACATGTACCTGGAGATCGTGTATCGGGAGGTAAGCGTTCTAAGTCAAAACGTTCTAGATCTAAGTCAAGATCCAGTGGTAAGAAATAAATATTACTGGATCTATTAAACTATTTTATATGATCTAAAAATAATAAAAAAGAAAATCATATGAATTTTTTTTTGTTAAAATCTTAGTTTAACATATTTATAATTATATACCATATATGTCATTTATTAATGATATTCCATTAAGTGAGAAAAGTTCGGTTTGTGTGGCCGTTAGAATACGACCACTTAATACGCGCGAATTGGAATCAAGATCTATTACTTCCGTAAAAGATAATAGCATTTATATTATTAATCCTGATGATCATAAAAAAAAGATATTTACATATGATTATGTATATGATACAGATACACATCAAGAATTAATTTATATGGATATTGGAAAACATGTCATTAATAACGCATTTAAAGGTTATAATTCTTGTATATTTGCCTATGGTTTGACTGGCTCAGGAAAAACATACACTATGATGGGCGGGACAGATTCCAATGGTTCTGTAGCTCCAATTGGGTCATCTAATCAAATTGATGGTTTAATTCCACGGATATGTAAAGATTTATTTTTACGACAAACTGATCATAACGGAACAGCACCTGGTGATTGTCGTATTTCTTATCAAGTTGAAGTGTCTTATTTGGAAATTTATTCAGAGCAAGTTAGAGACTTAATGAATCCACAAAAAAATGAGAAAAATTTAAAGGTACGTCAGCATCCTGTTTATGGGCCATATGTTGAAGGACTAACGCAATTACTAGTTGAAGATTTTAAATCCGTTAAGAGAATTATTGATAAAGGAAATAAAGAACGACATACTGCCTCAACTCTTATGAATAATCGAAGTTCTCGTTCACATGCGATATTAACTATTTATTTTACACAGATTGTTGAAGAAACAACTTTAGGACGAGTACGCGAAGTCGTGAGTAAAATTAATTTAGTGGATTTAGCTGGCAGTGAACGTGTAGAAGCATCCGGTGTATCAGGCATTAACTTAAAAGAAGCTATTGTTATAAATAAATCATTAAGTACGCTTGGATTAGTCATTAGTAAATTAGCTATGAAAGCACAAAAACAAGCTTCCAAATCGCCGATACATAAAAATCGATCTAATTGTGGAAGTCCACCGGGTTTAACACATATGCGAAGTTCTTCAAAAAGCCAACATCCATTACGAAGTCCTTCACAAAGTCCACCACGATTATCATCCAATACTACCCAGACTGTGTCAACTCCGCCAAAATTTATACGATCTAAATCTAGTCAATCAGTAGATAAAGATCATGTTCCATTTCGTGATTCTGTTCTAACCTGGATTCTTAAAGAAAGTCTTGGTGGGAATAGTAAAACATATATGATTGCAACAATATCTCCATCGGCCATGCATTACAACGAATCTTTAAATACATTACGATATGCATCTAATGCTAAACAAATTGTTAATATTGTTAAAATTAATGAAGATCCAAATGATAAAATTATCAGTGTATTAAAAAATGAGATTAAACAGCTGCGTTCTAAATTAATCAATAATTCTCTTGGTATAAAAGGCGTCAAATCTTTGGACTCAGATGAAATCAAACGTCTTAATGAGGAAATTGAACAACGTGAAGCTCTAATGAAAGAAAAAGAAAAATCATGGAAACAAAAATTAGAGGAGAGTCGTAAAATCAGTGATGAAATACAACAACAATTACGCAATGAGTTGGCAATAAAGCAAGCTGAATTTAAAAATAAAATTCAATCTATGAACGAAGAACGTGATGCTTTATTAACAGAAATGGAAGCAATTAAATCATCAATGACAGAACGTGAATTATTACAGCAAAAAACAATTGAGGATGAATTAACTAAAGCTCATGATAACTATAAAAAAATGCAATCTGAATTTGAAAAGGGCCGATTAGTTGAAACAGCAGTTTCTCTTCATGAATATTATGAAAAAAAATTAATTGAAATTCAAAATCAATATAGGAAAAATAATCCTATTAATAAAGAATTAGAACAATTAAAATCGGCCAATAAAGAATTACAAGATTCTTTACAAAAAACTCGTGATATGCTACAATCGCAATTAAAACAATTTACCAATGAACGGGCTATGTTTATTAAACAAATTCAGCAACTTCAAGCTAAAGTCCATATTTTAGAAACTACGGATTTGAATGATTAGTATACTGATTGAAGATCCAATGAATATATAGATTCATAAATTTGTATTGCAAAATGAAAAATAAGCAGAATAAATAAATAATTAATCCTGAAATTGATGTTATAACTCTAACGCTTAACAAGATTGTTGCTAATGCAAATACAACAAATAATATAAATTCTAATACCATTATATTATCTATGCGTTGACCCAATTGAATTGGAATTACTGGTTGGAGAGTCATCGGTGAGAATAGGACCTGCAAAAATGTATCAAGAGTATTAGGTAAAATACTAGAAATCAATCATTTCTACTTATTTTAATTCATTTTTTTTATGATGCTTGCTATAGAATTTAGATATTTAATTGAATAGAATGTATAACCAATTATTACTATACTACAAAGAATAACAGAGAAAAGATAGTTTAAATAAACTAATATCGAATATATTATGTAATTAATGACATAAAATGTTATAAGCATAATAAAATTCGAATACTGTCGGGTAATATTAGAACTTAATTCTATAAGAATTGGATATATATTATGGTTATCAATAGTATCTTTTGTAATTGAAATAAGTAACCAGTTTGGTGTTTTTAATAACTCAGATATACATAAATATGTAGCAAATTTATAATTTTGATCAGCCCATTTATAAAAATGGCTGATATACAATAAATTAATCATCATATTTATGAGATACATATCGATAATTATCCAATAATTTTCACCTTCATTAAGATATAAGATAAATGTCAAAATAATTAATATAAAAATTAGTAAAGTATATAATTGACACCACTTTTTCTTGATTTTGATATTATTTAAAGTTTTTTCAACTTGTGTCATTAAAACAGATGATTGGATTAATTTTTTTATCGTATTAGTTTGTTTATTGATATGAATAAATTGGTTATCCTGGGTGTTGCAATACTGGTTATCATACTGGTTATCATACCGGTTATCATACTGACCATTATTTTTATCATGATATTGACCATTATTTTTATCATGATACTGACCATTATTTTTATCATGATACTGATTAGTATTTTTATCATGATACTGATTAGTATTTTTATCAGTATTCTTATTATCAGATGATTTAAGATAATTGGGCCAAATTGTGGAAATAAATTGTTGAAAATAATTAGCTGGTTCATATAATTGAACACAAATTGTGTATTGTGTTTGTCGCGGAATGACGATTTCCTGCATATTATTTTTAGTTTTATTATTTAGTTTACTATCATAAATTGCCAATATAAATAAATTCATTTTTCAAAAAAAAATATATCCAATATTTATTCTCTGCATACATCACACATACATCCAGGTTCTTCAAAATATTTAACTAAATAATCTAATTGTCGCCATCGAATCTGCTCAATAATCACCCAATTAGTGCGTAATTTATAAGCTATACGTTCTTGTTCAGATAATTTAGAATAAATAGGGTTTATACGTTGAACCGCATCCCAACTTGGCAATGAATCATTAAATGATTGATATTCTTCTTGATTCATTAGATAAATAAATTTTAATGAATATTTTTGATATAATCTAATGATTTGTTTATAAATTGGATTTGTACCATTTCGTAGTCGATTCCTAAAATGCTCCGTAATAAGACGTGTCAATTCTAAATAAATACGTGTTATAATTATTTGTAATTTATTATTAAGACAAGTGGTAAAAAATTCTGAATATTGTCTGTATAGAGAAATATTATAAATAGGAAGATTCAAATAAAGAAGATAGAATTCACCATATAATTGATCATGAATTTTAAGATATCGATCATATAAATTTTGAGAACATTGTTCATTTTCTTCAATATTATCAATTTTAGTCGATGCTGGATGAGGTGTTGATGCTATTTTTTTGCTCATAAATATACAGGTAGATAATTTAAATTATTATGTGTATGGTATTCAATTTTTTATTCAATAAATGGTTGATCCTGATTCTGATCAGGTTTTAAACACAGTATTAAAATACGTGGATTAGTCTCATTCCAACGATGAATCTGAATAATAAAGTAATTGGGTGTAGTTAAACTCATATCGATAATAGCTTTTTTACCCCGATATTGCTCGATAGATGTAGGATAAGCATCTGTATGTTCAAGTTTAATATCATCAATACTATCCATAAATTGTCCATCTTGTTTATAACTTCTTAAATAAGATGGAATAGGTTCATATTTGTCCCAAATAGCTAAAACTGTTGATAAAAATGTTATTAACTCAGCTTCGGTATCAAACTGAATTTCTAATTTTAGGTTTTGGTTTTTTTTATCAAGCATAGTTATTGCAATAAGAGATATTCCATGTGGTTCAGTTAAATGCTTTTTAATTTCTTCTATGGCATCTAATTTAATATTTGCAGTCAATTCTGGCATCGGATCTATCTGATGTGTAATTTGTTTTAGACTAACTGACATCTTTATATAAAGATTATATTATAAGTTTATATAATATATAATGAGTGGTATTATTATTGCTAATGAAAATTATACCTATGAGGGACAAATAGTAGATAAAGAACCACATGGTAAAGGTACATTTTATTATACAAATGGTGATAAGTATATTGGTGAATGTAGATATAGTCAACCAGATGGTTATGGGTATTATTATTATAGTAATGGATCGTATTATCAAGGATTTTTTTCATGTGGAAAATTTAATGGTATCGGTACATTTGAAAATAAAAAAAGTATTTGTAAAGGACATTGGCGTGGTCATAAAAAACATGGGATATTTTATTTGACGCAGAAATCTCATTTTACAAGTTTTCAGCAACAATGGCGTCGTGGTCATTTAATTAAAAGCATGGCAATTCAATATATGTCGCCTAATATATTACGAACTACACGTGATAATCCTCGTTATTCACATCAAAAAAAACAAAAACAGTATCAAGGCCAACAAAATAAAAAATGTAATATTTGTTATGATTTACCTGTTAATGCTGTAAATGATGCTTGTGGACATGTAGCAACTTGTATTGATTGTTTAAAAAAATGTGATCGATGTCCAATTTGCCGCGCACCTATAAAAAATATTATAAAATTATTTATAAATTAATCTGAGTTAATTAATTGATTTTAATGATTTCTTTTTCATATTGTCTTTTATTTGTGTTTTGAACTATCATCTTGGTCTTTTTGTTCAACATCATCATCTATTGCTGTAGCTTGTTGTAATAACGTATATATATTATTTAACATTTCTGTATGTTGATTAACTTTATTATCCAAATCAGATATTTTTGACTCTAAACTTGATATGTGCGATTCTAATTCAGATATTTTTTTAGTTACTAATTCTGTAGTTTTTTTTACAGATAAACCTATTTTATTTATAATTGTTTTATGAGAAGATAAATTAGTTTTAATTTCTGATAGATTAGTCAGTTCTTGACTAAACTGATTTGTTTTTTGATGCATAGTACCAATGGTTCGAGCTATTGATATCAAAGCCATATCAATATTTTTAAGTTTGGTATTAAACGCACGAATAGTAAAGCTTGACGCATCTTTATATTGTTGCGGTACAGCTAATGTTTCTTCTAAACCAAATTTTTTTGTATCAACTTTAATTGACATGATGAACTGTATTATATTTAATTAAATTTATATATTTAAAATTATAATCAGACAATTAATTCACAAATAATACCAGCATTTTTTAATTTTTTTATTGCATTTATACCTCGTGGATATAAATATTTATAATAAACGGTTTTAATTCCATAAGATATTATGCTTTTGGCACATAAATCACAAGGTGAATATAATGTATACATTATATAATCATCGGTTATATTTCTTTCATCAATTCGTTGTAAAGCATTAGCCTCAGCATGAACTTCATTTTCTAGAGACCATTTACGATGGGCTAAACGAAATTCTTCAGTTAATATCCATTGATTAAAACTTGGAAAATTTAATAGGGTTGAATTTGATGATATAACTATTGGGTCATGTGATTGTAATGTTTTTGCCTGACTATATAATTGTTCATATTTTTCTCGCCAAAATACATTACATTCTTTGTGTTTACGAAATGTGCCATTATAACCAATTGCCATAATATGAGTGTTATGAACGATTAAAGCAGCTGTTTGTATTTTAATACATTGTGATCGTTTAGCAAATGATTCAAGTATTTCTATAAATACTTGGTGCCATGATGGACGTTTAAAATATATAGCATCAGACATATTTTTATTATTTTGTCTTATATTTCAAATTTGAATATTAAAAAAATAGAATCTATTGATGACTACTTCTCAATACCCGTATCAAATATTATATTCTGATTCTAATGAAGTAAATACTTATAAAACTGTTAATAATTCCAATTTAACTGAGCAAAAATTACCTAAAAAAATTATGCAATATATTGGATATACTAGTATTAATAATCATGTATTGACATATTATAACAAATATAATATGTTATTATTAATTCAAAGATATACAAATTCTCAATATTTTAATAAACAACCCAATACACTATATATATGGGATGTAGTAAAAAATTGTTTCTCAAGTCGAGTTTCTGAATTAAGTTTATCTCGAATAATGGCACATCGCCTTCTTATCGAGAATAATTGTATAAAATATTTTACTTATTCAACCGCTGATATTAAAATGATGCTAGATCAACATAAATATAATAAATATTTTTATTTACCTTTATTCATTCAAAATGAAACACAACAACATATTTATAAATATGATATGTTATTATTATTTGATATTAATAATAAAAAAATATATTCTTTACCTGATTTACAACATATAATCTTAGAAGTAAAAAAAGAATTATATATTACAGATCTACAGATTCAACATATTAAACAATTTTTAGTCCAATTTATTAAAGCACTTAATATTAATTATGATTTTCAAATCATTAAAAAAAATCAGTGGTCACATAAGTTATTAAAAACTATTTTTTCGTCAACATTTTGTTATATGATATTATTATCTCTTAATTATTATGAATCGGTTGAAGAATTTTTATTTGTACATAACCAATTATCTAAATATGATTTTAATCATTTAATGAATTTATATGAATTTCAATTAATTATGATTGATCATAATAGTTATAATCCAACTAATCAATGTTCTCCTATGACTCTACCTGGTCTATGGCGACAACAAACAGAAAATCAAATCTTATTGCCTAGATTATATTCTCCAAGGTTAAAATCACGCCCAACCACTTTAATAGATCAGCATATAAGACCTACATCGGGTGATGATCCATCAAAATATTCATTATTTCCAATTCATGAAAATTTATCTCAAAATAATTCAGTTGATTTAAAAAATAAAACATCCTCAAATAAATGCATTCTAAGTTAATTTTTTATATATAATACAATATATAATTATGAATATATTAGTGGCAGTGGTACCTATAATAATCATTATATTATTTATTTGGTATAATCGATATATTGAGGATAAATTATTAAAGGGATTTTGGGTTGGTAGTCCCGATTTTCTTCAATCGGCAGAATTAAAATCATTTTTATTATTTATAAGCGATAAACATTTATTATCAAATAAAAGATATGGCTATATTGTTGTTATTAATAAAGAAGGAATTATAATTAATAATCCTGTTGAGTTAACATTTGTCAATAATTCGTTAAAACCCGGATTATGTTTACAAAGTAAATATCATTTACATATAAAATGGTTAGATACATCCGGAAATCCATATGAAAAATTCTTTCCATCGCATCAAATAGTATATTATTATCCTGAATACGGCAAATTAGTCTTTATGTCACATAATCAAGTGTATGCAATACTATTCAAAGATCATTTAATGGGGGATATTACTAATATGATGCCTATTGAATCTAACTCTGATAAGCCAATCATCAATGATGATGGATCTGAAGAAATATAACATCTATACAGTACTATAATAAATTTTTTTGATCTGCATATAATTAAAACAAGCTAAACAATTTTTACATGGTTTACTATTTTTAATAATATTTTTTTTACTTTGAATAACAACAATACGTATCTTTCTAAGAAGTTTAGAAATATTCTTAGGAATGGTCTTTTTTTCGACAAGGAGGGGGCCATAAGGTACAATACCGATTTGCCCAATGTGCGAACCCGCGATCACACAAAAATTGATAAATAGCTGCAATTTCAGCATGTATGCTTTTATTACCACGAATAGTATTAAAGCCCCATGCGACAGGATCACCATTATAAATGACAACTGCAGCATGTTGATGGATTATCTTTGACATTGCAGAAATTTGACATAATTTATCAAGAATTTTGCTCATTCGAGGATATGAAATATGTAAATTTGGATTTGAAAATTTAAAAGTTAAGACTTGTTGTGATTGAGACGATTGCATGGATTGAGACGATTGCATGGATTGAGACGATTGTATTGATTGAGACGATTGCATTGATTGAGACGATTGCGGCAATTGCATTGACTGAGTAAAAGTCAACATCTTAGATTTATATAAATAAATAAATCAATATTTTAATTTTGAATATACATTTAATATACAAATAATATAATGGGCATTTTGGATTTTACAAAAGTATTTCAGCCAATACGTGCTGTAAAATTTAAAGATTTAGCTAATAAAAGACTAGCAATTGATGCAATGACAGAAATATATCGATCGGCGTTAGGAGCAAAAAGTACACATTTACTAACTGATTGCTATGGTAATCCTACAATGCATATAAATGTTATATTAGCTAATATCATTGAAATGCAAAAACATAATATTGATCAAATATGGGTTTTTGATTATGCTCAAAATACAAATGAAGTATTTCATAACCCTGCCAAATACGAAGAAGTTTTAAAACGCAATAAACGTCGAGATGATGCCCAAAAAAAGTTAGATGAATTAAACCAAATCAATAACCAGAATATATCTACGACATCTAATTCATATGAATCCAATTTATATGAATCTGATAGTGAATTATTTAGTGAATCAGATGATGAAGATAAAAAATCGGCAATTAACCAATCAAATATGACAAATGTATCTAATGTCCAAAATGATCAAATAAAAGAAGAACAATTAAAAAAAAATCGTATAGGTAAACAAGCTTTTTCTGTTTCTAAAAATATGATTAATGATATAAAACTCATGCTTAATTATTTAAATATTAAATATATTGAAGCTCCAAAAGGATTTGAAGGAGAACAAATAGCAGCGCAATTATCCGAACAAGGTGTTGTCGATGCTGTTTATTCAAGTGATACTGACTCATTGCCATTTGGAGCCAGAGTTTTATATTATAAATGCACACGTGATAAAAAAATTTATGAATATTATTTATCTGATATTTTACATCAAATCACTATGATAAATAGTAACTATCCGACCGCAACAATTACCGATTTACAAAAAATATCGATTATGCTTGGAACTGATTTTGCGCCTAAAACGCCAAATATTGGTCCAAAAACAGTTTTAAAAAAATTACATACAACTGAATTAACTGAAAAACAAAAAGAAGCTTTAAAAATCTTTCAACAAAGATATTTAGGAGAATTACAAATACATAATTCTAATCAACAGAGTTTTAGTGGGGATAATATTAACAAACTAATAACATGGCTAGTTGAAGAACGAAATTTTTCTAAATCACGTATTACCAATTGGCTTGAAAAGGTTGTCGATTTTAGCACATGTCCACCAGTTGCTAAACCATATAAAGCAAGCCATGCAAGTAAAGCAAGCCATACAAGTAAAGCAAGCCATACAAGTAAAGCAAGCCATGCAAGTAAAACAAGCCATACAAGCAAAGCAAGCCATGCAAGCAAAGCAAGCCATGCAAGCCATGCAAGTTATGCAAGTTATGCCAATCGTACAAGCAAAGCAAGCCATGCAAGCAAAACAAATCCAATATCATCGAATTTAATTACAAAAAAGAAACGTCCTCTTAAAAAGAGTCGAAAATAATATATTATATATACATATTAAATTTGGCCAAATACAAAGCATATATTAATCGATATGTCTTATTTCGATCATAAGAAGTTAAATAATCCTTATTCATCAATAACTGGGGATTTTTGAAATCACTTAAATCTGATATATTAATATTTATTATATCTATGAGACATTTATAATGTGTTTGAGATTGATCTGTCGGACAAACAATAATTTCATTTGTGTAAGCTGAATATTGTGTTATAAATTTAATTATACTATTATTTTTTATCATGTATAAATTACCGATATAGAAATTTATAGGTAAACTATCATATTTAAATGGATTGCATTTAAATAACTGCAATTGGTGCTTATGTATAACATGGCTTCTTCGAATATTTTCAGTATACTGGTTTATTTCTTGTAATAATTGTTGAATAAACGGGGGATCGTTTTCTTTAATAATATAAGTATGCATCATCTTACTATAAAAATATCATTTTTTATTTAGTGGTCATAACTAACCCATTGTATAATAAAAATTGATCATTTCCATCAATTTGCATTGCTATGCTTTCTTTTTGTTCAACACATGTTATACTAAAATTTATATAATTAATATGTTGATCATCGGGTAAATTATGAATATCGCCATATATCATAATAATAGGATGATCATATACACATCGAAAACCTAGACTTTTTATAACAAAGGATAATTGTTTTCCTATTACTTTATTTATAACTGTAATGTTATGAATATCTTCAGATCGAACTTCTTGATTACAAATTTTATTTAATACAAATGAAGCTTCTTTAGGTAATGATTTGCGACGACCACGTATTGGTCGATTTATTAATTCAGAAGATTTTTTTGATTCAAGTTGCCTATTTTTAATATTTTCTAAATTGTGTTTCTCAGATAAAATAACAGTTGGAGTTGATGGTGTTGATGAATTAGTTGATTTTCGGCGTAATATTGATTTTTTATTATTTTCGGTTAATACTCTTGTTGAATATTTTTTAGTTGAACTAGATCTTACGGGTGTTTTTATTTTTCGATTAGCATCTAAAAATCCCATTAATAGTCTAAAACGTATTTCCTTATCATTATACAAATAACATTCTGGAATTTGTTTATTTTCTAATAAATATTGAATTTCATCTGCATTAACATCAAGTACATTATATACCTTATTTTTATTAACAAACTTTTTATCAGCTACTTTTTTATCTTTAGTTTTTTTTAAATAAATTGAAACAATATTAAATCGACGAGCAACATATTCACGAACTATATCTGTCATATTATAAAGTTTAGGAATAATACCATTCCCGGCTGATAAAATTATACCAATCATATATGGATCGTTTGCAACAGGTTCAAGTTTATAAATAATAGGTCGGCTAATTAATTTTTGTCGTTTTTGCCACTTATGTTTTTTTTGTAAATATTGATCAATTTGAATATCAAATAATCCATCAATACAATTATATAATGTCAATACACCGTTTTGATTTATCAAAAATTTATCTTGATATTCAGTCTCAATTTGATATAATGTATGATTTTGTCGCATAATTGTATGTACAATCCGTGTATGATGATCATCACCTATAATTATATCTCCTTTAATTAGATTTTTGATATATTTTAAACCACCAAAATATAAAGGTATCAATGTATTTGGGCCAAAATAATTATAGGTTTCTGTAAATTGTGGAGATTGTTTTTTTTGAAAAGAATGAATCCATAATGCTGGTAATTCACGACTATGGGCCAAATCCGTATTTTTAACCTCATGATCTGATGTTTCAGATATTTCAAGTTTTATATTTTCATTTGTATCAGTATTTATTTTATTAGACGAATCAGATATTTTAATATGTGTTTGTTCATTAGTTGAATCAGTCATAGGTACATAATAATATATAATTTATATTCAAATTTCTTTAGCAAAAAATTGAAAAAATCTGTACTATGTGTAGTATTATTCTTTAAATGATTAAAATTTACGTCCAAACTGTTCAAAAAAACATTGACATTAAGATGCGTCCTGTGATAACTACTGTCATTAGTCATGATTGTACAAAAAAAGACCATGATTACAACAATCAATCATCGGAATATGATTCTGATATTGATTCAGCGGATGAGTCCACGGCTTGGTTTTAAGAGTAGGACTCGAGAAGCAACAGAATAGTTGCCAAAAATCCAATGGACGTCAAACAACGGATTTTACCAACATGCGATGAACTAACATGATACCATCAATATGTTATTATTGAGGTAACATTCCTAATATTTTTTTTTAATAAAATAAAATTTTATTAGTATTAGTTAATAATGGATTAATAATACCTAACATCAAGCCCAGGGTAATTCCTCCTTCAATAGAATTTAATATTAATCCCATTAATAAACCACGCATAAATCCTGATATTATATCACGGTATAATTCATTTAATTTAATCTTTTTTTCTTTATCTTTTTCCTTAATTAAATATAAATAATATTTTAATTCTTTACGACTAACCTTACCATCCCCATTGAAATCTAGAGTTTTTATTCTATCAATTTCATTTTCACTATCATAATAATAGTATATTTCAATCGCTAATATTAAAATTAAAATTATAATTCCGCCTATAGATATATCATTAAATGAATGCATTAATAGTTTATATTAGTATTAAAGATATTTTATACTTAAATATATAACTATGTCCTCAGATTTATTGAATAATGATGAATTTTTTCAAAGTTGTAAAGACGGCAATCTTCATAAAATAAAACGTTTAATCCATGATTATCCTAAAAGATTTAAAAGTATTAAAATCAGTGAAATGATGCATGATACATATGGAATTCCAAAATTAATAGTCGGTAAAAGCAATAAAGATGGTATTTTTGTGAAAATTTATAATCAAAAAAATGATAACTATATTATTCAAGATCAAAAATTGTACCCAGGTATTATATTTCGTTTAAAAATATATAAACATTGCTTAATAATAGCTTGTCGAAATGGCAATCTTCAATTGGTAAAATGGATATTAGATAAAATACCTATTTTAAATACAAATTATTTAGAATTATTCCAAGTAGCTTGTCAAAATGGCCAATTACAAATAGCCCAATGGTTACACCAAAATTTAAAACATGACAATGACCCATATCTACCAAGAGACTCCGATATAAGAAATAGTTTCTCATCTTCATTTTATTTAAAATATTATAAAAAAATATTTCACTTAACGTGTATTGCTGGGCATCTTGTCGTTGCTCAATGGCTATTTCAAAAAATTCCAAATTTATTAATACAGGAGGATTTATTAATTCAGATCTGTACTGAAAAAAGTCAAAATGATAAAACTGCTATGTTAGATTGGTTGTTTAATTTATGGGAAAATCCTAAACCAGTGAAAAATCTTCCAAAAAATAAAATGATTCAAAATCGATTATCAAATTCAGACGCAACAGAATATGAAATTTGGTATCCACCATACGACCCTGATGATGATGATGATGATTATTCGTATGATGATTTTTATCCTATCAGAATACCTATTAATAAGAACCAAAAGCAAGCAGTTGACAATCAAGCAGTTGACAATCAAGCAGTTGACAATCAAGCAGTTGACAATCAAATAGCTCATGAAGACCAACTAATTAAAATCCAGCAAAAACTTAAAAAAGAATTTTTGAATGTTTTATTTGCATCTGCCTGTGAAGCAGGTTGTTTTAGTGTGATAAAATATTTAATTAAACAATTTCCCAATATTAAGTTTCAATTAATAAATAATGCTGCTTTGATTATAGCGTGTGAAAATAACAATTTGGATCTTTTACAATGGTTAGTTAATTATTTTAATATTCAATATAATGCAGAAATTGACTATGGATTTGTTTTTGCTTGCGAAAATGGATATTTGCAATTGGCCAAATGGTTACTTCAACATTTTCCGCAAATTAACGTATCATCATTTTCGCATTATGCTATCCGTACTACTTGTTTTAATGATCATATTGAGACATTTAAATGGTTATTAGAAATAACATCAGATACAAGCTACCGCAATTATATCCCTTATTTATATAACTATAGTAATTATAATTCAGCTTGTCGAAATTATATAAAAGAACATTTTATGAATATATTAGAATATGAAAAATATAAATCACAACTTAAGAATGGACCTAATTATTTAGACGATAATTATTTAGACATTAATGATCAAAACTTTTTAACAATGTCAACATCATATGAGACATATTATGTGGATAATATGACGTCATTTATATTACCGCAATATTTAATACAAATATTATGCCAATATGATAAAGTTGAAATGCTTAAATGGATATGCACCAAAAATAAACTAGATATATATAGTATATATCAGAAAGCTATTCAGTATCAAAGTTTTTATATCATAAATTATTTACAGATACATTATTACGATATTTGTACTTATATAGAGCAATGTTATGTATCCCCAGACAAATATCTAAAATACCAGAATATCATAAATAAATCAGCTATGGATATAAACTATAATATAGAAGAATGTTTTTCTTTTGCATGTCAAAATGGATTATATAATGTAGCTATCGATTTATTAAAAAAAATCTGTATCGAATATAATCAAGATAGTTATTTATATCAGCAATGGAAACAGACTGGGATTAATAATTCTAAACCATTGATTATTGGCTGGATAGATGATTATACTAATATGGCATTAATTATAGCTGCTCAACATAATAATTCTCATATCTTAGAATATTATTATCAACATACTGAATGGCCGCGTTTACGAATTTTAAATGAATAAATCACAAATATAATCAATACAAAATATCATCAATACAAACATAAAAAATATAATCAATGCAAATATTATCAATGCAAATATAAAAAATATAATCAATGCAAATATCATCAATACAAATATAAAAAATATAATCAATACAAATATACTCAAAAAAATACAATTCATCAAAACGAATTAGATTTATTGAATTTTTTTTTAGTTCGGTAACCCAAGACTAGTCCTAATTGCCTCTGAGTTCTTTGATTCATGATCGACGAGAATTTGAATATTCATTCCTTGATTGATCATGTTTTGATAGTGTTGATGAATATCTGGGCCTTGTTCATCATTCACTTGAACAATCACAGTGAGTTTCATATTCAGTGTCTGAGATAGATATCGGAGCAAAGCCCATAGTAACAAATCATCAAACTCAGAATCATGAATCAAGATTCGAGGCATTTCGCTCACAATAGTCAATTGGTCGTCTTTGATGGCTTTGGCGAAACAGCGAACCATATTAAATGCTTGGGGTTCATCTGTAATCTCTCCGGAGATATATCCCATCAAGATTGCAATGCCATTAACGACATCTGTAAGACAACCGTTGAGCTTGAACCCTGAAACAGCTTTGGAAATCCAACGCACGCACCGATGTTCTAGAGTTTGGGATGATCCATCTGAGTTTGGAACATCGATATCACAAATTTCATCTGAAATTTGTTTCGGAACTCCAAATAAACTCAAAACATCGCGAGCATGCAGAGATTCCTGCCAGTTCTTCCGGACAATAAACTGCAGAAGAAATTGAGTCCATTCAGATAGACTGTTGATGTCTTTAACATCACGAAAGGCTTGAATGAATTGTTCCAATTTAGTGGCAGCTTCATCACATTGACGAGCCTTAAGCTCATCAACAACAGGTTGAACTTTATCCATTTTCTTTTGTACAAATTTGTCTACATGCCATTTAGGCATGGGACAATGAATGGCCTTAAGCTCTTCTTGAAGAGCAGGCAATTGATAGAGATCGTATATAGCCTCTTGAAGTCGAATGCCATAAACGGGAATGTTGTATTTTCGATACAACACATTATTCTGCATCCATTCAGCAGATGCATTCTTGATGTTAAACGGAGGGGCTGATATTCCAACATGTTGACGATATCCAAACACCGACTTATCGCGCTCATTTTGCAGATGGTCAAAAACAGTTTTGGTCAACTGCGACGAGACCATCGCTATTAGTTGGTTTGATTCATAAATATCAGCAGCTAGTCCGTTATTGGCAATGGAACTCATGACCGGACGATGAAATTATAGGAATTGCTTGGCCCGAAATATATATCTAGGATAGAGACATCACTTTAAGCTAAAATATTCAATTTTTTAAGGTTTTATGTCATTCGAATTCATTAAATCAGCAATAATTTGTTGTGAATTTTTTGAATCATAATCAAATAAAATGGAAATACCTGACATTATACGGCGTAAATATTTATAATAATTTTCATAAATTATCATACCATCATTAGGATTAATTTGTACATATGCTTTAATGTGTTGATTTAGTTGTTTAGAAAGATATAATAATAATGCCCATAATAACATATCATCAAATTCAGAATTATGAATTATATATTGTGGCATATTACTTATGATACTTAAATCACGCTTTTTAATAGAATTTGTAAATCGTTGTACCATCTGAAATATATCATCAGTATTTATAATATTATTAGGTGATTGATTCATAAGTATCGCAATACCATTGATAACATTAGTTATTCGGCCATTAAGACATATAGGCATTTCCATCTCAGTATGTATTTGAGAAGATTGTTTTTGGAATGTTATTGCTTTTAATAACTGATTATTATCAATTTGCCATATTAGATCCACAGTAGGAGCAATAAATTTAAGTTCTTTATATAACTCCGGGATTTGGAATAATTCGTATACCAGTTTTTGAACTTGCATACTGTATTCTGAAAGATAATAATGTGGAAATTTAAATTGAATCCATTCAGGAGTAGCATAATATATTGGATTAGATAAAGAAACGGCGATCTTTAGATTATCTATTGGCAGATATTCTATTAAATTTAGAACACTTTTTGTAAGTTGAGAAGCAATAATAACTGACATCTAATATAAATATAGTTACACTATACTGTCTAATTTTATTTTCATTTTTTTATGAAAATCTTCTTATTAGGAGATCTAGTTTATTATTCAATTAAGCCCATTAAAATATGAAGTTAAATATATGTATACATTTATTTATGAAATTTAATATATCATCTAAAAAATTGACATATGGTTGTATTATAAAAAATAATAATGATATATATCCGCTACAAATTCAGCTATTTTTAAATAAATATAGAAATCAATGTTTAGATTTTAACTTATTTAAACAAGCCTGTATAGAAAATAATATTATAGTAATTAGATGGTTTATAAAAAATTTTCCAAAGGTAAAAAAAGATTTTTATCATTCTCTAAAAAATATGTGTAATTTTATTATATGTGTAAAAAATCCGTGTCAGGACCCTTTTCATGTGTTGTATCAAAATAATCATTTGGATATTTTATTAAATATAATACAAACATATAAAACATCATCCGATATGATATATTATCTATTTATAGCTAGTTGTATAAAAAATAATATATATATTTTATATTGGATTAAAATGAATAATTTAATGATCAATAAAGATGGATTGGTTTGGGCCTTTCGGATGGCATGCACAAATGGACATTTAAGTGTTATACGTTGGTTAATCAATAATATATTAATTATTGATCAACATATTATAATTAATACATTTATAGATGCATGCCAGGAGGGACATGTTAATATTGCTCAGTATATTAAGAATTATTATCCAAATATGATTTCTATAACCGATGCATTTTTTGCTTTTCAATATGCATGTCGAAATGGTTATTTACATTGTGTTCGATGGGTAATATCTGAATGGCCAGTAATTGCTCAAGTTTATAGTCCTTATATATTAACATGGACCTCTCCATCGAATTCTATAGCTATGATGAATTGGGCAAAATCTGAATACCCAGAAATTGATTTACAAACTGTCGAATCTATTTTTAAAGAAGTATGTCAATATGGGCAATTGCATATAGCACAATGGCTTAAAGAGAATTGGCCAGAACTTGACCATAATATTAATTTAGAACATATACATGAAAAAAGTCATTCGCATATCTTACAATGGTTAAAAACCTTAAAATAGATTTTATAATTTATTGTTTTAGAACACTTATAAAATGCTATTATGTTCTTAAAAAAAATTTATTATTAATAAAAAAACAATCGTTATATGATGGCCATATTCAGATCTCCGGTTATAGGATTAGAGTAGGATACCATGGTAGTACCACTAAAATTGGGATTATTTTGAAAATATTCATAAAAATCATAATTTAAATTATGACTTAGACATTGCAATAATTGTCTAAATAAAGAGACATCAGGTTGCAATGTATAAATAATATATTTGGGACGTTGAATAACATAATCAAAATTATGATATTTAAACGCATTAACAAAGGTATAAATTTTGTTATACATAACCTCTTCTGATATATACATGACAGGATTAACATTCATTAATAACATAATGCCATTAGTTATCGATTTAATTGAATAATTTAAACTAAATGATCGTAAACTAGCTCTAAGATATATTAATTCATTTTGTAAATTATGATCATATAACATAAGATTCTTTGATACGCCAAATATCTGTAATATATTAGATTCTGTATTATATGTTCGCCAAGCTTGATTAACAACAAATGGTTGAAGAAAATTTTTCCATTCATCTGGTGTAGAAATATTCGAAATATTATTATAAGCCTTAATAAATTGCTTTAATCTTTCAGCTTCTTGATTCATTCCATCATTCTTTAATATTTCGATAATTTTCATATTATTATTTAAATATATTGGATTAAATACCCATTGTAATTTATAATTAATTGGTCTAGTATGTTCTAATTGTAGTAAATCAAATAATTCATAGATAAGTTCTTCAATTCTTAAACCATAATTATTCACTTGATAATGGGGAAATACCAATTCATATCGATAAGATGGAATTTTCTTTAATTGTTCTCGCGGATCATTATTATGATCTTCAAAGATATACCGCATCATTTTTTTGTTTGGTGGAAATAATCTATATTGTTAGATTATTTCAATTTTTTTGATATAAATGGGATATATGTGTATATTTTAAAACTATTTATTACAAGAATCATAATTGATATTAAACATATAACATATAAATCAATAAAATGGAGTATATTTTACAATATAATCAAATTATACCATCAGAATTAAATGATGATTTTTTTAAAAATTACATTGGTCAAAATTTTGATTACTATATTTTTATACAAGCATGTGTAAATGATAATATTGATATGGTTAAATGGTTAGCTAAAAATTATCCTCAATTTATTGAAGATTGTCAAGCGGATATTTCTATATGGGAATCTAACCATTATGCACATCCTAACCGTTCTTTTAATGGTATTATTGAATTATTATACCCAAAAGGAAATTTATCAATATTTCGTTTTATATTAACTAACTGTCGAGTAAAAGACAAAACATTAAATATGATATTTGTGCATAGTTGTGAATATGGGCATCTTGAATTAGCCCAATGGTTAAAAAATAAATGGCCAGATATAGATCATCGTTTTAATAGTGATCGTTTTAATGATCATAGTTTTAATGGTGATAGTTTTAATATATTTAGATATCACAAATCTGAATTTATTAGTGATTATGCATTTTGTCAAGCATGTGCCAATGGTCATATCTGTGTTGCTAAATGGTTGAAAAAAAATTGGCCAGATATAGATCATTGTGCGAATTCAGCTTATGCTTTTAGATTAGCATGTGCAAATGGTCATATCTGTGTTGCTAAATGGTTAATTAATACTTTTTCAGATATTACTCCATATATATTATCATCATATGCTTTTAGATATGCTTGTATTAATGGTCATATCAGTGTTGCTAAATGGTTAATTAATAATTGGCCAGATATTGATAAAAACGCCAATAAAAAAGAAACTTTTGAAAAGGTTTGTGCAAATGGTAAATTAGAAATAGCTAAATTACTTAGGATTAGATGGTGGGGACATAATCCTTTAGATGATATTATTGGTTATGATTCATTAATTGTATCTTGTAATAAAGGCGATCTTTTATTATTTAAATGGTTATTACGTCAATATACTCAATATGCCTTTGATATAAATCAAGCTTTTGATACTGCATGTTTATATGGATATATAGATATGGCCAAATGGATAAAAGAATATTGGACAAATGTTCCACAACAGACAACATTAGATATGGCAGTTAGTAATGCCTGTATAAAAGGTAAGTTGGACTTACTTGTATGGTTATGTAGTTTTAAAAATCCTATTCCTAATATTAGAAAAAATGATGATGCTGCATTTCGTTATGCATGTGAAAATGGGCACTTAATTATAGCTATTTGGCTAATACATCATTTTCCAATTGATATCCAAGCTAAATCAAATTATGCCTTTCGTTATGCATGCGCTAATGGACATATGGATGTTGCACAATGGTTAAAAAATAAATGTTCAAATATAAATTTACAAGACATTAATAGTGCTTTTTATTTAGCATGTGAAAAAGGTAATTTAAATATAGCACAATGGTTATTAAAACAATGGCCAACTATAGATTTAAAAAATATTGCCAAAAATATATTTTTATCTGCACTTGAAAATGATTTCGTTAATGTTGCATATTGGATATATAAATTATGTCCAATTGACACTACAGCTCATCAAAATCTTATAGAGGAATTAATTGAAGATTATTTATATGATGCTAAAAAAATTAGCCAACTTAAAGAATTTTTACCATATTATATTATAGTTTAATTAATTTTGAATATTATTTATTAGTGTAATTATGAATCCATTTAATTGTAGGTTTTTTCAAGCTTATGAAGAATTTGCACATATTACACAAATAGATAATAATGAAGAAGTATATCAACTTATCAAAATATGTATTGAATATGAAAAACAATTGAAATACGATCATCCCATTCCATTACTTCTGAAATTAGATCAACCTACTATACTTAAATTATGGTCTCCAGTATTAGATTTTATAGCTAAAAATGTTAATAAAAAAATAGATTTTCAATTATTTCGATTAGTTTGTAAAGAATGTAATCCAGAAGTTATTCAATGGTTTTATAAAAAATTTCCTGAATTATCATATGACTGCATAAAAAATTTTAAACAAGAAAAATTTTTAGATGTTTTACATAATTTATTTAAAAAGGGGTTAATTCAGTTGATCAAAAACATGATGTCTCAATCTTTAGAATCTGTATATATTAAAGATATTGTATTTATTAATGCTTGTACATATGGACATTTGGATATTATCCAATGGTTAAAAAATAACCATATTGATAATTCTAGTAAATGGCCCTTAGATTTTTTACAAATTATGTGTCAGAAGGGAAACGTATCTATATTACAATTATATATGGATCAATGGTCACATCATTTTAGATATAATAATATTGCATTTCAAATTTTTCATACGGCATGTTGTAATACGTGTGCTCATTTTTTATTTGATCAATTTGATTATATAAAACAACAGTGTATAAAAGAATTTAATATATTTCATCGGGATTATTTTTCATATCAGCATTATAAATTAGGTAGACAAAATATTGTATTTGTAATTATTAAACATAATCTTATACCTTTCTTAAAATATATATTACAATCGTGTTCCATATCTATTGAATCAAAAGTTGCATTATTTATTAAATTCTGTTCTGATGGTAATTTAAATATGGCCCAATGGTTAAATGACAAATGGCCTCAAATTCGTCAAGAAAAAAATGCTGAATTAGCTTTTAAAAAGGCATGCCAGAAAAATCATTTACATATTATTAAATGGTTATATACCAATAATTGGCCATTATGCTCTATAGATCTTCAAGAATTATGTGAAAAAGGGCATCTCATTATGATACAATGGTTAATAGAAAACTGTCTAAATATATTACCATCTTATATATCACATGAATTTAGCATAATATGTCAAAAAGGTTATCTACAAATGGCTCAATTATTTATAAAAACTTGGCCATCTGATAAAAATTATAAATATTTAGATTATACTTTTCAACAAGTTTGTAAAAATGGTAATTTATCAATGGCTCAATGGATGAAAATACAATTTCCTAAAATTAATCCAACATCAGATTCATATAAAGCTTTTTCTCTAGCATGTAAATATGGTCATTTACAGGTAGCTCAATGGCTTCATGATCAATGGCCATATTGTGAACGATTCATTAATCCTATAGATCAGATTTTTAGTGACACCTGTGCAAATGGCCATTTATCAACAGCAAAATGGATATTTCAAACATGGCCAAATATAGATAAATATGATGCATTTTATTATGTATATTTAAAAGGTCATTATGACTTAGCTAAATGGTTTATTAAAACATTAAAGTTAAAACCAGTTCTATGTATAAAAGATATTTATCAAGAAATATATAATAAACATTATAATATCAGAACATTATTTATAGAGAATTGGCCGGATATATTTTAAATTGCATGGCATAAAATTGATTTTTTTTTGATTTTATGATATTAAAAAAACAAAATTAATTCTAAGGTGAAATTATAAGATGGCGTTTTATAGTCAACTATTTGATCATTATTTGGAGACCAAAACATTGGAGTGTCAAAATACTAATTCATCCGATTCATCCAATCTATCCAATTCATCCAATTCATCCAATTCATCCAATTCATTCAATCTATCCGATCTATCCGATCCATCCAATTCATCAATGAAACTCGAAAAATTATTGCAACAATGTTTAGATTTAGAAAATCAATATAAATTTGGTGAAATTATACAACCTTTGCCATTTACTGAAGATACAATTAAATATTTGTTATCACCGGTTTTAGAATTTTTATATAAATCTGTCGGTAAACGATTAGATCATGAATTATTTATTGAAGTTTGTAATAATGGCGACAGTATTACTGCCAAATGGTTATGTCAGAAATTTCCTATGTTATTACATTCAAAACTTTTTATTAAACATGTTAATCCGACTCAAATATTTGGATCAACCAAATTTCTTAAAATGGCATGTATTCATGGTCATCAGGATATTGTTCATAAAATTTTAAAAATTGCCCCATACTTAAAATTAACGTCATATGTTAATCTATCATTTTATATTAGCTGTAAATATAATCAAATTAATATTGTAAAATTAATTTTAGATAACTATCTAAATAAAATTAAATTTAATATTCATTTAGCATTTGAAATGGTTTTAGGTAATGGTTATACGGAACTAGCTAAATTATTACTTACTAAATTTCCAATTAGTTCGCAAATAGATTTTAATTTACAACCGACAAATTCTCCTACATCCAATGCTATAAATTATATTTCTAATAATATTATTAATTGTCATATTGAGTTTGATCATCACTATATTGTTCAATATCTCGATGATTATACAAATGACTATTCATTATTAAATAATATATTTGCTCGTATATGTTGTCACAATAATTTAACAGCCGCTAAACAATTTAAAGCTAAATGGCCCCATGTGGATATTAATGAAGCTAGAGTTTGTATATTCCCAGAAATATGTAAACGAAACTATATACAAATGGCTCAATGGATTTATCAACAATTTCCAGATTTAGCTATATCATGCCATATTATTAATGATGCACTCCAACAAACTTGTAAAGTTGGGGCACTTAAAATGGTACAATGGCTTTTAGAACAATTTGCCACAATAATAACTATTCAAATGAAACACAATGCTTTTATTCATGCCTGTGTATATAATCAGTTTATTACAGCACAATGGTTATTTGATAATATTCCTATTCAATCTTTATTAGTTATCAATATGGCATTTAAAAATAGTTGTTATGCTTATTCAAATTCGCCAACAATGTCAAAATTTGGATTTAATAAGTATGAACAAATAAATTCTGATCTAAATATTGAACAGGCTGATGATATGGATCATGATTATATTGATATAGAACATTTATACGACCCATTTGAAAAATATCATAATATTACTAACGACAGACTACGTATGATTAAATGGTTATTATCTAAAATGGAATTTATTGGTAATAGATTACCATATTATGCCTTTCAACATGCTTGTGCTGGAGGTCAATTATACATTGCTCAATGGTTATTAGAACAATTTCCAGAAATTAAGTCAAGATTATTTGATGATAATGCATTTTTAAATGCATGTCAAAATGGTCAACTGGCTACTGCGAAATGGCTAATTAAGGTATTTCCTGATTTGATTAATAAAGTAGATTATCGTAATATTTTTAAACAGACTTGCTATAATGGAAATTTAGAGTTAATAAAATGGTTATTAGAAATATTTCCAATGATTAAACCCGGTATGGAAGAATTTAAAATATCTTATTCGAGTGGAAATATTAAATTAATTCAATGGTTTTTGACTAAATTTTCTATCACTAAAGATCAACTCTATAATGAAAAATATATACTTTTTAATGTCGCTTGTAAAAATGGATATTTTCATCTTATACAATGGTTATATGATCAGTTATATCAAACGAATATACTTTATATGGAAATGCCATATTTTGAGATATTTCAAGATTTATGTCGAAATAATCGATTTAATATTATGATTTGGTTCATAAAGAGATATTATTCTCGTGGTAATTTTCAAAATCGACCAATATTTTCAACAATATGTCAAAGTAAAAATATAAAAATGATTAAATGGTTTTTAATAAAATTTCCTAAATATAAAGTTTATAGCGATGATCATAAAATAGCATTTTATGATATTTGTGGGTCTGGAAATTTAAGATTGGCTAAATGGTTAATTAAGATTTGGCCTAATATTCCAATAACCTCAGATCTTTTACAAAAAATACATGCTAATGCTCAACCACATATCTTAAATTGGTTATATAAACAATTTCCAAATATATTTGATGTAAATATTATAAAACAAATATTTAAAGAAAATACTTTCTTATCACTTTCAATATGTAAATGGTTCAAATTAAAATGGCCACAATTGGAATTAACATTAGAGCATTACAAATATGCTTGTCAAATTAATGATTTAGATAAATTAATATGGCAATCAGATAAATTATTTAATTTACCCACAAATAAAAAAACAACTTTATTTATGATAGCATGTCATTATAATAGTTTTGATATAATTCAATGGTTTCTGCAGCAAGAACAAATGTCAGATATCATTGATACAGCATTATATACTGAAGCATTTTATAAGGCATGCAATCAAATTGATACATTTTTAGCACAATGGTTCATGACTCATTATCATAATCTAATTAATTACTCTTTTCAAAGAACTTTTAATATTTTAGAAGCAGCTTGTGCAAAGCGATTATATTGTATGTTAGAATGGTGTTTAGAATATATACCTATTACTCCAAAGATGATAGAACAATTATTAATAAAATGTACATCACATCAAAATTATTTTAATCTACCACGATATAAAAATATATCAAATGAGCCATTTTATATAATACTTCAACAAGCATGGCTCACATACATGAATAAGTCTGATAGAGATCAGATACAATATCTTTATATTTGCAGTTTAGGCTATCCTGAGTTAACTAATCAAATTTTTAATAAAAATAAACATACATCCAATTCTTAATAATCTGCATAATATTTTTTTATATTATTATCATTATGTCAGTATAATAAATTTAATAGATATAATGTGCGATTCTCGCTCAACTAATATAACATATCAAGAACCAAATGCAATTTTTTGGAGTTCTCCAAATTGTTCAGGTCGACAAATGGAATTAACAGCTGGCGAATATCCAAATCTTGATAATGCCCCAATTACAAATGGAATTCGAATTGGTATTAATGATATTGATAGTATGTGGATTCCACCAAATATGACGGCAACTGTATATGACAGTCGAAATTTTGGCAACCAACTTGGTACATATTCAGCTGGATTATATTCGGATTTAAATAATCCGCGATTATATGCCGGAAGAAATCAGATTGATAGTATTAAAATTACGCGTAAGATGCCATGGATTGATCATTTAACAAACTGTTGTACGGGCAAAGTTTCCAATGGAGCAACTCCTCAATCTTGCGGTATGTTTTGGGGTAAAGGTAATGATTTAGGACTTTGTGATGACCTAATGGAAACATATTGTAAAAATCCAGCTCATCAGAATGATGCTAAATGTTCATGTTATGGAGTACCTGTTATGAAGGATGACCCACTTGATGTACGACTCATTAAAGCACAACCTAAATGCTGGTCAGAAAAATGTGCAACATATGGGTATCTCCCAAGCAATATGGTTAAATCTCCTTGTCCAGATGTTAAAATCTGTAAACAAGATATTCGTTTACCAGGTTCAAATAATATTGTTAGAGAAAATCAATATATCCAAGATTGTTCCGACCGTAATATAAATTCGTCATCTAATCCATCATCTGGATCATCATCTGGATCATCATCTAATTCGATCACGAATATAAATAATTTAATAAGTTGGGCTCGTGATAACAAACTATGGATATTGGTTATAATTATTGTTTTCATAGTATTCCAATCATGGCCAAAATCTAATACTCAAGATAATAAAGTAACTAGAATACCAACTTAATTATTACTATAGTCCAATCTATTTAAAATTTTAATCTTCCAAACTTTAAATAACATCTAAATTAAAAATGTTATATTTTTATTAATATCATAAATATGTCCTCTGAAGCACTAAATTTACCAATATCATCTACGTTAAGTGTTCCAAATCTATTAGCCAATACATTAGGATCCGCATCTAATCCAGCTTATTATTTTTCAAATTCTATAAATACAGGCATGTATGCTATATCATCACCACCCACATTAGGATTTGCTGTGTCAGGCACACCTGTATTAACAGCAGAGTCTAATATGATAAATTTTTATCAACCATTACAGTTACCTGATGTGACAGCACCTACTCCAACTTCTGCAACAGAAGGTTATATTTATAAAAAATCAGGTTCTAATAAATTATATTGGAGAACTCTAAATAGTGGTGAAATAGATTTAACAGCTATTGGTGTTTCATATCCTTTACAAGCGACAGATGGAAGTATTTCTGCCCCAAGCTACAGTTGGACCAATGCACCTTTAACAGGGATATATTTATCAACAACAGATACAATGCGATTTACATCAGCCAGCACAGATGTATTACAAATTAATGCAACAGGCAGCACATGCTATAAATCATTAGATTTATCTAATCAAAATATATCTAATATTAACACTTTAACATGTATAACAACTAATATCTCTGATTTAAATATTTCAAGTAATACTATCACAACTACAGTGACTGACTCTGATATAAGTCTTATACCAACAGGTACCGGTAATGTAGTGTTAAATGGTCAATCAAGTTTAACAAATCATGCTATTACAAAACAATATGTTGATAATCTAGCACACGGTCTAGATATGAAAGATGCCGTTGATTCAGCGACAACAGCAAACGTTAATTTAGCTGCAGGTGGAGATATTGAAGATGGAAAAACATTAGAAGGTGTTGTTTTAACAACTGGTATGCGAGTATTAATTAAAAATCAAACTATTGGATCTGAAAATGGTATTTATGATGTACAAGCAGCTGGAGTTGCTCCTACTCGATCTGCAGATTTTCCAGCTGGTACAAATACAGTCTCAAAAGGCTCATTTACTTTAGTTATTAGCGGAAATTTAGATGGTACAAGTTGGGTTCTTAATAATGCAGATCCTATTGATGTTGGCACAGATGCATTGACATTTATACAGTTTAGCACTAATGTTGGTGATAATTTAGGTAATCATACGGCAAGTTAAAATTTATCAATGGCCAATTTTTCAATTCAAGATCTGGCTTTGGGTGGAGTATCAACGCCATCGATTTCTTTTCAAGGAATGCCCACAACTGGTTTATTTGCTACAACAGGCGATATTATAAATATAACGTGTGCTGGTACTACACGACTTGCCATTAGTCCAACGGAAGCTAATTTTCAAGCTCAAGATGTTGTTAATGTTGGTCAATTAGCAATTGGAGCAATAACTACATCCCAACCATTAACAATTTATACAAATACAACAACGGCCGATGGTATTCAGATTGAGCAAAATAGTACCGGAGATGCAACAATTACTTATAAATTAACAAGCGGTACTGCCTTTACATGTGGTATAGATAATTCAGATAATGATAATTTTAAAATTGCTCCAGGTGAGGCATCATTTAGTTCACAAGCATATGTAACATTAAGCGGATCTATTGCAAGTGAACTTAATGCTACAATTACTCACCCAACTAATGGATTATTAGGTAGTATATATATGACTACACCAGGTGGTAGAGTTGGTATGACATTAATAAGAAACTATTTATTAACACAACGTTGGGATTTTCAAATACAAAGTGATGCATCTTATCAGATATATAATAATACAAGCTTATATACAACAATAGCAATTAATACAAATGGCCAAATTGGTATTAAGAAAACGACAGCTAATACACCACTTGATGTTAATGGTGAAATTCAATCTGACGGCTGGACACAAAATCATGGTCGGCAGTTATCAACAGGATTATCGGCTGGATTAGTTCGAAAAAAATATTCATTTGGAGGTTCTAGTCCTAATAATGAAACCGATTTTGATAATGCTCTTAAAGGATTAAATGCAACAGAAGCAGTTGTTATTGCCGATATTAATAATAGTTATAGTGGAGATGCTTCGACTATTTTTATTATGACTGGATATATCTACGCAGATACCGAGGGTACATATACTTTTGATACTAATTCTGACGATGCGAGTGATGTATTTGTAGATGGCAAACTCGTAGCTCACTATTATGGAATTCATACTGCTAACGGGGCTGGTACACAACTGAGTATATATCTGAAGGTTGGTCTACATCGTTTAGTATACCGTATTCAAAATGGTACAGGTACAATGGCTTATACATTATCATGGCAAATTCCAGGTGGTGGATCATTTGTTGTAATACCTAGTGGGAATTTCTTCTATTCATCGGCCGATTGGTTTACTTTGGATAATAATTCAGCTATGATTAATCCACTGACTAGTACAACATATATTAATGCAACAC